CTCAAAAATGGAAGATGCGTTCAAGACATTCTATAAGAAGAACAACATAACATAATTCAGTAGAGAGGCTTTCCCGCCTCTCTTTTGCTTTTTTGAAAATTTTTAAAAATAATGTTATAATAATTATAGGAAAAAAGAAAGGAGTATATAGCGATGAACTTATTAAGCATTTTACCAGAAAAAGACCATACTCTCATTCATAACTATATAGCCCATAACGGAATAAGGGAAAACCTTTACATAGGCAACGAAAAGTACCTCAGATTTTGGGCGGAAAACAAGGAAACTCTCTATAAACTTCTTGGAAATCAGTTTATAGTAAAAATTCCTCTTGACACAATCCCCAAAGAAATGTTAAAAAAATTTAATTCAGGAGAAGCAGATAGACTTTATTCACAGTTTTCTTCATCGGTTTTGGCAAATAACCTTTTCAGAAAAAACAACTTCTTCATAGATTGGTATAACCTGTTCACAAAGAACAGTCTTCAGTCACCCTTTAACTATACCGATGAAAAAGGAAACAATAAAGTCCTTCCCGCAGGAACAAAGTTTGCAAAGGTATTAAAATTCATTATTAAACACTATAAGATTGACACAGACCAGAAGACTATTGATGAAATGATTACCTTACAGTCATTGGTTTTCAATAAGAACCTCAAGGGTAATCTCTGTCTTTCTATTCATCCTCTTGATTTTATGACAATGAGTAATAACAACCATAATTGGTCATCTTGTATGACTTGGTTAAATGCTGATACTTCTGATAGAGGTTGCTATTGTCAGGGAACAGTAGAAATGATGAATTCACCCTACGTAATCTGTGCATACATCGAATCACCCTCAAAGACTTACTGCTTTAATCCCGATGCAGAAGATAAGGAAAACTATACTTGGAACAGTAAGGCTTGGCGTGAACTCTTTGTAGTTGATAACCTTATGATATGTAGCGGAAAGGGCTACCCCTATAACAACAGTGCCCTCTCACAGTATATCGTAGGCGTTCTTCGTGATATGGCAGTTAAAAACTTAAATTTAATCAAAATATCCGAAGAAATTAAACCTTATACAGCATTTTTCAGTTGTTCAAACGACAAGAGAGTATTCATTACTACTAATGGTATGTATAATGACTGGTTTAATGATACAGATACTGATTACTTCTGTTGTATGAGAGAAGGAATTGAGTCTGAACACATCATTAACATATCTGGCCCCGATGTATGTTTATGCTGCGGGGAGGAGGTTCTCGAACCATACTGTGAGTATAGTGATGAAGATTTATTTTATGATGCTATAAATGGAGTGGGTAACAGATGTGAAGGTTGTACTTCATATAAAGAAGGTTGCGAAGAATGGTGTGAAGAATACGAAGATGAATATGATATACGAGAAAGATATAATGACAGATTTGAAGAAACTCGTCGTTTAATCTGCACTCATTGTCTTCGTGAACATAAACTCGACGCTGTAAGAGAAGAAATAGGTAGAACCACAGATTGGTGGGCGGTAAATAGATTTGGTGGTCGTGTAAATATGACATATCAGTCAGCTCACATTTGTTCTTGTTGCGGAAAAGTATATATAGTTGATTGTTATAGTCCTTATCGCTATGATGACCCTCACAGCTGGAACGAATGGTATTTACCCAGATTTAATCTGTGTAACGATTGCTCAAATGACATATTTGATGTTGAAAAGCACCCAGAAATAAAGCCACATTTTACTAAAATTACTAACGGCTTAACAAAAGTATCTGATGAGTATACACAGAATTATATTAAACCTATGTGTAAATATCCACAGTATCTTACTTCGGAACAGGAATTTACAAAGGTTCCAAGGGATATAAAGGATATTACATACGAAGATTTCGTAAAGCAGTTGACTAAATGCTTGGAATATGAGGTTCTTTACACACCTGAAGAATATACTAAATACCTTCAGGACAAGAGCTATACTCCAAAGAACTATTTTGTGCGGGAAGGAGATTAAAAGCCCCGCTCCCGCACCCCTTGAAAAAATATAAAAATAATGTTATAATATAATTACAGTAAAGGAAAAGAAAAAAATAAAAATCAAACACCACTAAACCAAAAAACATTTTAAAAGGAGAGCAAAAATTATGACAAAGAAAGTATCAACAGTAGAAATCCTCGCTAAACTCAACGCTTACCTCGTAGAACTCAAGGAAGAAGGCACAGTAGGTATCTGTGGCACAGATATTACTGACTACATCGACGCTCTTACAAGAGTAGAAACATCTCTCACAAAGAAGGCAGACGCTGCCGCAAAGAGAAGAGAAAAGAAGGCATCAGCACTTGAGGGCTTCAAGGACGACATTCTTTCAGTAATCACAGAAACACCTGTAACAAGAGATGTTATCACAGAACAGGTTGCCGCAATCGAAGGCATCTGCGAAAAGTACAACCTTGAAGAAGTAACTGTAAGCAAGGTTGGTGCAAGACTTACAACTCTTGTTGACGAAGGTAAAATCGTTAAGTCTACTATCAAGGTAGGAGACAGACGCCTTGTTGGCTATGCTCTTGCTCAGTAGTATATACTTCCTTCCATTTTGATAAAGGACGGGCATAAAGCCCGCCCTTTATTTTTATATAAAAATATGATATAATTATAATATAAAGGTATAATAACAAAAGAAAAGGGGTCTGAAATATGACAAGATACGATTTAATCAAGGGAATGCCCGTTGAAACATTTGTTGATTTATTCGGTAGTGCATACTCTATTGACAAATGCAAAACTTGTAATGGTAAGAAAGATTGTAAGAAGTGTCTTACGGAATATCTCACAGAAGAAATAAAGATTGAGTTTGCTAATGTGCGGGAAGACGGTACTCCCCTTACAAAAGAAGAAATCCTTACCAACCGAGCTATAAGGGATAAGGTTGGAGAGAAAACTTCAACAGAAACTTATAACGATATGTGGAAGGGGTTAGCTGACCTGTATATAGACTATTTAGCTTACAGTCTTTTACAGGGGCTCCTTGAAAAAGAAGACCCTCTGGCAGAAGATGATGATGTTGAAGAATTATAAAATTTATGTTATAATAAAATAAAGAAACATTAAAAGGAGTTGTTGCATTTGAAGTATGCTATAAGATATTTTAGAGGTAGCGATGCTATTGCTACCGCTGATGAAATAATTATCAAGCAACCTTCATTCTTTTGCCCTATGGACTCATTAGAAAGGTTCGGTAAGCAATATACCCCCGAGCAAAGAATAGTTATTGACTTAACAAAAGAAAATGTACCTTTCACAGATAGAGAGAAGATAGAAAAGCAAATGGAAACATATGCGGAGTTTGCTAAAAATCGAGGTAATGTTGCTTTTAAAATCAACTATTACTCTCCAAACTACTCTGTAATATTCAGAGAATTATACAGAACAGAAACTCCCTTTTTCTTCAATACTATGTGTAATACAAGAACACAGGTTCATCATATGGCTGGTATGGGCGTAAGTGATATTTATGTGTGCGGGGAGCTGGGTTTTGAACTTAAACCAGTCAAAGAATATTGTGCCAAGCATAATATCAATGTCAGAGTATATCCAAACTTTTCTGACATAGAGGGGGCTTGTGGCTTCTTCATCCGCCCCGAAGATATTAAGTTATATGAAGAATATGTAGACATATGCGAGTTCTATACAGAAGACGTAGAGAGTTCAGAAGCTGGGTCTATAGTGCGTCAAGATGTCCTTTACGAGATTTATACGAAAGGTCGTTGGAACGGCTTCCTACATAACATCATATATGGTTTGGAAGAAGAGATTTATAACCCGACTCTTGTTACCAACTTCGGTGTAGCAAGAAAGGTCTGCCGCAGAGATTGCTTACTTAATGAAAATATGTGTCATATATGTCCAACAGTAGTAGAAATATCAAGAATGTGGGTGGAAAAGAATGGACAAAGCATTTGAACAAAAGAAAGAGTTAATTCATAAAATATTTAATGAAACATCAGAAAAATCACTACTTAAATTTATATGCTCTCTTGATGAAAAAAGATTACTTAAAATCCTATGTTTATACCTTCGCACACTTTATGATAATGTAATCGCAACAGAGGAATATATCTATGCAAAAGGTATTATACCTATATGTATGGTGGCTCATGTGGATACCATTCGTGACTTGTCAATTGTAGCAGAAGAATTTGAGCCTATTACATTTATTGATGAAAAAATGGACACTATACATTGTTTGGGCGGGCAGGCACTTGATGATAGGCTCGGCGTCTTTATAATCATAAGGCTATTGCAGTTGGGCTATCGTCCTTCTGTAATTTTCACCACGGGGGAAGAAGTTGGTTGTACTGGGGCGAGAAAACTAATCCTCGACATACCAAGATGCCCCGACCGCAATCTTAAATTCTTTATAGAAGTAGATAGACAGGGTGTAGATGAAGTAGTTTACTATCAGAATAGTAATCAGGCTTTTAAAAATTTTATTGAAAGTTTTGGTTTTGTAGAGCAGATAGGAACCATATCTGATATATCTGTCCTTATGTCTGGTTGGAAAATAGGTGGTTGTAATGTAAGTGCAGGCTACATAAACGAGCATACAAGTATTGAAACGGGTAGTTGGAGCGGGGTTCAGCGTATTATAGCCCGTCTCGAAGATATACTTAATTACGATTTAAGTCTTCTGGCGAAGAAAAGATTTAAGTATATAGAAAGGAAACATTACTTTGACATATTTAAAGACCCGCTCCCAAAAGACGACATAGGGCTATTGGATAATATGCTTCCCGCAGACGGAGTATTTTAAATATAAAGAAAGGGTAGCAATACCCTTTCTTCTTTTATTTTTATAAAAATTATGTTATAATATATATAGAATAAAACAAAAGAGAAAGAAGTTGATACAGATGTTTATAATGGACTCTAAATACGGTACTGTAAAAGTATATGCCAAAACTATTGAAGAAGAAGCAGTTTCACAGGTATGTGCTGTTGCTAATTCTCCTGTGGGAGAAAATGCTCATATCCGTATAATGCCTGACGCTCACGCGGGAGCTGGCTGTGTTATCGGTACAACTATGGTAGTTACAGATAAAGTATGCCCTAATCTTGTAGGAGTAGATATAGGTTGCGGAGTTGACTTCGTTAAAACTGATATTGACTTTATCTTTCGTCTTGATGAACTTGATAGAGTAATTCGTGAGAAAATTCCTTTCGGAACAGAAGTTCATAACTGCAACAAGGCTTTTCCTTTTGAGGAACTTCGTTGTTGGGATAAACTTACTAATGAAGTAAAAGCAAGAGCAAGAAAAGCGTTAGGAACTCTTGGTGGCGGAAACCACTTTATCGAAGCATATGAAAATGGCGGGCTTGCAGTACATTCTGGTTCCCGCAACATAGGACTTGCTGTTGCAAAATATTATCAGCGTCTTGCTGAAAAGAGAATAGTAGAACATAATCAGAGAATTATGCGTGAAGAGTTAATGAAAATTGAACCTGCACAGCGTGAAGCTTGGATTAAGGCTAATAAAATTGTTGTTAACGCAGACCTTGCTTATCTTACAGGTCAGGATATGCAGGACTACTTACACGATGTTGCTATTATGCAGGATTTTGCTAACAAAAATAGATTTACAATGCTCAATGCAATAGTAAATGCTATGGGAGGAAAAATACTTCAGCATATCGAGTCTATCCATAACTATATTGACCTTTCTGATGAAAATAATATCGTACTTCGTAAAGGAGCAATCTCCGCGAAGAAAGATGAAATTCTTGTAATTCCTCTCAATATGCGTGACGGTATTCTTATCTGCAAAGGTAAAGGTAATACTGACTGGAACTGTTCTGCTCCACACGGAGCAGGTAGACTCTACTCCCGCTCAAAAGCAAAAGAAATATTCACTGTTACTGAATATGAAGAGTCTATGGTAGGTATATATACTACTTGTGTAAACGAATGCACTCTTGACGAGGCTCCTTTCGTTTACAAAGACTATCAGGAGATAATGGAATGCATTGAACCTACTGTCGAAATACTTGAACGCATAACTCCTATTTTTAACTTTAAAGCAAACTAAACATAGTAAAGCAAAAAGATAAGGTAGTCCCGTCTATCTTATCTTTTTGATTTTATAACAAAAATATGTTATAATATATATGAAAAGAAAAAAAGAAAGGTGTGTTTCAATGACTATTGTTGAAAAATATACGACCCCTGTATTAAAAGAATACCAGAGAATATGGTCACAGGTTATACTCGAAACTATCCACCCCGCAGTGGGAACTGGAAACTTTGCAGAGTTTGAATGGAATATGAAATTCGATGAAGAAAAAACTCAAATAAGTTTAGGTTTTCTTATGATATTACAGGATGTAGTCGAAATAGAAACTAAATATAATCAGAAACTTTTAGTCAGGGATAAAGACTGCGATAAACAAGCAGTGTGTCAAGCTTTTCCTTATAATGAAAGTACTACTACCGTGCAGGATTTGATAAGATATTCAGTTAAAATTATCAAAGACTCCTTAAATGACTCGAGAATTAAATTAAAGACTTTAGCCCCAAGACTTTCTACATATGATTTTAATAAAGTAATAAATGACAGTTTTAGATTAAATGATTTAAAAAATGGTGATTATGTTTTAACTGCGGACGGGAATGTTGGTATAGTAATCAGAGATATAACAAACTTCGATATTGTATTTACTAATGACTATCTTCCTTGTCATTGGTATGATGAATATCTGGAAATCCCTTCTATACCAGAATATAATATTGTAAAAGTACTTCGTCATAATTGCCATTGTGCTAGTCCGAAAGCTATGCAAGAAAAACTTAAAACAGTATCTCAAAAAGAATGTGGTAATAGAGAAATGCCTTTTGATAAGACTAATACTTTTTACATTACCGAAGAAGAGTTAAAAAGAAAATTTGGTTTTGATAAAGATGCAACTATTATTATAAAGAAAGATTAAGGAGTAAGAGTTATGTGTACTTTAATATTGATACTTACAATAATAATTTTAGCTCTTTTAGACCACTTTTGCTGTGAGAATGTAGCTATTATGGGTGCTTTGGTATCTGTTGTTATAATTTCTGGTCTTGTGATGATGATTAGCCTTGGTTTTGTAATAAGCACATATAAGATTGAAGAAAAAATTGCTATGTATGAAGAAGAGAATACTGCTATTGAACAGAGTGTATCAACAGTGGTTCAGGCTTATATGGAATACGAGTCAGAGATATTTGATAAAATAACACAGAACAACGAAAGTGTAATGATGTTCGCATCAAGGTATCCAGAACTTAAATCTAATACTCTTGTTCAGGGACAGATTAACATATATGTAGAAAACAATAGCAAAATTAAAGAACTTAAAGAAGAGAAAATCACTGCGTCTATATGGCGTTGGTTACTTTACTTTGGTAAATAAGGAGGATAACTATGGTAAAGATAAATTTTGAATTTCAGAACTTGGATTTCGTAATATTAAGAGATGGTACTTGGGCAGTTTTCGTTAAAGACCCCAATACTAATGAAGGAATTTTTGTTTGTCGAGACAGGGGCTATTTAGAATTAGCTGACTATGATAAGAATTTATATTGCGACGGCGGAGATACTCCTGCATTCGATATTATGGTTGTTGTTAGGGGATGTAAAGCCTTTGGAAGAGCGGCAGACATTGTTGAAGGACGAGCAATAGCATTAACAGAAGAAATAATATTTGACAGAAGAAATCATATTATTTTCAGAAACCTTAATAACAAGCATCTTATTATTTTCCGTAACGGAACTGTAGGTAAACCTGACTCTGAAAATGGAGCATTTGTAACTGAAAATCATTCTTTAAAGTATTCTTATTTTGACGAAAATACAGGACAGTATGCTTCTAATAGTTTATATGATATTGTGAGAATAGTGGAAATAAATTCGTATTATGAAATAAAAACAATTTTCACAGGTAAGGAAAGAACAATATGAAAGACCGCTACGTACTTACTCATAATGAGTTCAAGAAATTAAAAAATAGTGTGAACATTTTAAATAAAGTAATCTATACTTTGTGTTCATTTCAGCGTCATATCGTTTATGAGGTAAATTTAACCAAGAAACTTGGTGACATTATAGAGGATTTGTCATATGCATTATCCTTCTTGGAAGATGTTTGCACTGCCGTGTCAGGACATTGTGAAGTCGAACTTAAATCAGACCCGTCATATGAAGTACTGTATGATACTATATAGGAGAAAAGCGAATGAGATATTCTAATATGCTTTATAAATTTGAAAAAGAATACCCAGAATTCTTTGTATATATTTATATGAGTAATGACTTTACAGAAAATAAATTTGTTTTATACAAGGAGAAGGATAATAAAACTGAGAAAGTAACTGAACTCACTACTCGATGGACAGATACTCCAGAGGAAGTATATCATTACTTGGCACAGCTCTGTGAAAACAATAGACGAGAGGAAGAGGAAAAACTGCTTTCCGCACTAAAAGAACCCGCATCTCACAAGTGTCCATCGTGCGGGGCTGCCTTAAAAATAGGCAATAGTTACTGTGAATATTGCGGAATAGGCTGTTGGTAAAGGAGAGATGTATATTGGTAAAAGTAATTTGCGATAAATGTCAGAAAGATTGCGAACTTAATGCTTATGTAATAACAGTAGATGTTATACATAATCCTCACCCCTATAATGTTAAAGATACTTATAGCAAACCTTCACTTACAGATGATACTGCTTCTATGAGATTTTGTCTGTGTCAAGATTGTTACAGACAGCTTGGTTTTCCTAATATCTACAAAGTATTGAGAAAAGGAAAACTCACAGAAGAAGACTGGAGAGATAAGGAATGAAGAAAATAATATTGCATACTAAATTTAATGCTAATGATAATTTTACTGTGGGTAATTGTAAATATTGCCCGATTGTATCTACCACATACAAAGCATCTCATTGTTATGGAGAAACAAATTATGTTTGTCCGTTAGGTTACAACAAGACAACTTGCCCTATGGAGATTGAAGAAGGTGGTGCGAAATGAAAGACAAACTTATACTAATCATAAGGGATAGCCTTGCTCAAAATATAGGCAAGAGTTGCAATCTTGCGGAGAACATCGCTGCTGATATTCTTAATTCAGATTTGGTGCTTGTACCCAAAGATGAAATTATAGAGTTTAAAGAAAAAATAAACTGCCTTGTTAACGGACAAAATCCTGAGTCAACATATAAAATAGGAGATACTGTTTGGGCAATTATTAAAAAGGTTGCTTGCTGTCAATCTTGTGTGCATTGGGACTCTTATTGTGACCAGAATTGCTATTGGGGAGATGAAGCAAACAAACTCGTAATAAGAAAGGCTGAAATTAAAAACTTTAGGACTTATGAGGGTGAAGAATACTTCGCACTTTATTTTAAGTATGTAGAAGATATGTGTGGTGATATAATCCCATATACAGATATTGTTCCAGCTCGTTATGTTTTTAAAACAGAAGAAAAAGCAAAGAAATATCTTAAAGCCTATGTGGTAGACAAGGCACTTAAAGATGCAATACAGAAAGTAATAGGTGATAAAAATGGCAAATAAAGAAAGTCAATCAAAGCCTATAACAAATTATGACCGAATAAAATCAATGACTGTTGAAGAAATGGCAGAGTTCTTTGATTATATTGTAGCCAGCCCTTGTTATACGATTTGTAAGGATTTTAACAAATGCACAAGAAACAATGCAACAGAACCTATATGTAAAAACCATTATATAAAGTGGCTCGAAAGTGAGTGTGAAGAAGAATGAGTAACTATGAATACATTAAAAATATGGACATTGATAAAATGGCGGCGTTCATTACAGAAGTAAATATAAAAAGCAATCCTAAACTGAAAAAGGCTAATGCGATTGTAAAGTATGTTATAGCTAAGCAAAATAAGCATTGGCTCAAAGCAGAAGCTGACATAACAGACGAACAAAACTAACTATGATAAGGAGATGTTTTCGTGATTTATACAAGTTATTTTGCAAAAATCAGAGCATTACCCGATAATATTGTTCCCATTTCTATTGCCTTGAAGCCGCCCGCAGGATATAATGGTTTGCAGTACAATGCACTTGCCCCCTCACCAAGTATTTTATATAACTGGAAACAAGACCATAACGAAAATGAATATGCTATTCGCTATCGTGAAGAGATTTTAAGTCGCTTGACACCCAAACAGGTAATTGCAGATTTGAGTGAACTTGCTAATGGCAAAGATATTGCTCTTATATGCTATGAAAAACCTTCGGACTTCTGTCACAGACATCTGGTTGCGGAATGGCTGACAAGCAATGGCTTTTGCTGTAAAGAGTGGACAAACGCAGCCCCAGTAAATATAAATATGACTGGGCAATTTACAAAATGTTCTATAACAAAAGATGTTTTCACATATTGCACGGGTACAAGTGAGGTTATAAATAATGACAATAACAGATAAAGAATTTGTAAGAATTTTGAAATATTGTAATACCATAAAAACTGAACAGCATTGTAATACTTGCCCTTTTTATGAATATGAAAAATGTACTACAGTTCTGCTTGACGGTGCGGCTGACCTAATCAAATATAAAGATGCAGAGATTGAGAGATTGCAGAAATATAATACAGAAGTTGCTTTCAAACATTATAATGACGGCGTAAAAGAGTTTGCAGAAAAAGTAAAAGAAGAAACATATCATTATTATGATAGTGATATTGATGAACTTGCAAAAGAAATGAGAGCACAGAAGAATGACGATTAAAGAACAACTTAAACAACTTTTAATAAACACACCTAATTGTGATAATGAATGTTCTTTGTGTGGATATAATTACACAGATGATAAATGTGAAGAACATTTGAGTGGTATAATGGCAGACCATTTATTGTTTAAGGGAGTAGTTTACCCTCGATGCAAGGTTGGAGATGCTGTATACTACATTAACCGAAAAGAAAAACGAATTTTTCATACTTATATAAAGTACATTACTATAACTAATAAAGGTCTGTCATATGTTACTTATTGGGATAGCACTTATCACGATGAAGATTTTGATGAGGTAATATTTCTTTCAGAAGAGAAAGCAAAGAAAGCATTAGGGGAGGAAGAATAATATGCCAACAAACAAATATGAATTAGTATTGGATAATGAAGTAATAGCTTCAGGTATGGACGTAAATACCGCACTCATTCTTATCGGGGCGTTATACGAAAAATATTATAACGAAGAAGGAATGAGTATTACCATTCGTGAAATGGATAGAACAAAAGTTAATGAAAGCAACAACTGCGAGAGTGAGTTTATAAACTTGGTAGGAGATAATCTTTTGACAGCATTAGACCATTGTATCACAGAAGAATGTGAGGGTTGTCCACTTAACGGAGTAGATATAAATGAGGACTGTATTATTCATTTGTTAAGAACCTCTCATAGAGTGGTTAAAGAAATTTTAGGGAAGTGATAATATGCCAATAGATGAAACACGCGTGAAAGAAGTTATGAAATATATAACAGGTTTACTTTGTGAAGCTACTAAAAAACGCTATAATATAGCTCCTCTCCCCCCATTACATAGAAGTAATGAAGAAAATATGCTTCTATTTGTTTTGGGTTTGCTTGATATGCAAATAGCAAGAAAGCCTAAACATTATAAAGTTATTTATGGTGACCATAAGTGGGCTACTAACGAAGATGGTGAGATAGATGAGTGGTCTTGGGAGTCTGGTTTCTGTAATGGGGTAACCTGTGTCCATTGCGGAGAACAAGTATGTATACATTGCAACCCAGATTACAAGACAGAAGGAAGTGAGTGTTCTACTTACGAAACTACTTGTCCTAATTGCTTGGAAAAACTTGATACTCATAGCAAACAACCATACTGTTCTTGCGGACAAAGATTAGATTGGAGCGATTTTGATATTAAGAAATTCTAATTCAACAGAAGATAAGGCTATCATACCTTGTGAATGTTGTCAATCGCTAATGAAAGATGTGTGCGGCGGGCGGGGTAATATCTGTATGTCCAGTCATAATAGAGATACCCCAGTCAATCTGGAGGATACCTGCGCCGCCGCACAGCCATTAACTTGCGACTGTTGCTTCTATAACAAGCTAACAGTTCAGACATTTGGCATACCTATTGATTGGCGTGAATGTGACCATTTCGAGTGTCCTTATTTACAAAGCAAACTTAAAGAGATAGAGTAACATATCGCGTTATTCTATCTTTTTTGATTTTATAATAAAAATATGTTATAATATATATAGGATAAAAAAGAAGGGAGAAAAGAGAATGGACAACGAAAAAAGATTACGCAAAATTTTAATCAGCATTAAAGAAAAGGAACAACCCTCCCGTCATCTTACTTCTGATGACTGGTACGAACTTGACCTTCTCGCAAGGAAACTTGACGAAGCTGGGGTAATAGTTCCCTGTGTCCCAAAAGTAAATGACATACTCTATATTCCCTTCCCTCGTTTCGACCCCGTTGAAGTAAGAGTAACTAATGTTAGTTACACTCTTGATGCAGTAGAAACAGCCGAAGAACTTGCGGAATTTAAATTGCCATATCATCTTCATGTTGAGGATTATGGAAAAACTTATTTCTCAAATAAGGAAATGGCTAAAATGGTAAGCAAAGAATTAGAAGAACGGAGTTGATTAAATTATGTATTTAATTAGCAAAGAAGATTTACAGATTGTTATAGACAACTGCTTTGACGATGATTATATGTTTAACCTTGATGACTTTAAGGATTTACTTTCGGAATACGGGGAAGCGTGGTTTATAGTAGACGGACAATTCTCTTGTGTTAACAAGAGTGAGCCTATGAAAAAGTTGAAAGAAAAGGCGGGTATGAAATGAAGGATGGACTTGGTTTACGAGAACTCTTGTATGAAGATGTATCAGCCTACCCCAGTCTCGACTTCTCAAGATACGAAAGCCCAGTCAACATAATTTTTGCCGATGCAGTAGAACAACAGGTTAAAGATGATATGGTTTCCGTATGTAAGAAATTCGGAGTAACCATAGACGAGTCAAAGGTATTTGACCTTTTGCAGGGCGGGGAGCAGGCTTACAAAGAAGGATACCGAGCTGGTTTAAACGATGTAATAAATATGCTTCGCTTTGAACAAGAGCAACTTTTGGGAACTGAATGTGATTTTAAATTTTTTGTAATTGCACGCATCATATCAGAATGTAAAGAACTGTTAGATAGGAGAGGGGTATGAATATAGAAATGCTTAAAGTAATTTTGCTTTCCGCACTATTAGTGTTCTCTATTGCGGGATTAGTTATTTGTGCGGCGTCAGGCATTTCTGCCTACAAAATGCACAAAGCAATAGAAAGAATTAAAAAAGAACAGAAGGAACAGGATAATCCTTGGACTTCTAATCACTTTGATAAAAAAATATAAAGGAGAATTACTATGACTTCAGAAGAATTTAACACACTTACCAAAGCACAGCTTAAAAGATGTGAAGATGTGCTTTGTACAAAAGCAGATGAATATGCAACAGATGATAGATTACATAACTTTAAGCAGGCGGCTTTGCTTCAGGAAGTAACCTCTGCTACCGCACTTAAGGGAATGATGTGTAAGCATACAATCTCTGTTTACGATATGATTAAAGGAGTGGAAGAAGGTAAGGAATACCCACTTGCACTTTGGAATGAAAAGATTACAGACTCAATGAACTATCTTCTTTTGCTTTGGGCAATAGTAAATGAAGATAAGGAGGCAAAGAGCGGCCTGGTGCTTGTCCCCAACAAATAATTAAGGAGTTGATAAACAATGTCAGTATTTTTTACGAGTGATACACACTTTGGACATAAGAACATCATAGAATATTGTAATAGACCTTTTAAATATACAGGAGAAATGAATACTGCCCTTATCAAAAACTGGAACAATGTCGTTAGAAAAAACGATATTGTTTATCATCTGGGTGACTTTTCTATTGGTCTGGGACAGGAAAATATAGCTGACATTGTAAGGCTTCTTAATGGCTCTATCTGTCTTATCAAGGGTAACCATGACCAGAAAAGCAATAGTTATTATAGGGAATGTGGATTTAAAGAGGTCTATGACCACCCTATTATTTTGAATGATAAATTCCTCATTCTTTCTCACGAACCTATGCCTTTCGTTGCGGGAAGCAAGATACCGTATGTTAATGTGTTCGGTCATGTCCACGATAGCGAGATGTTTGATACCTATCACAAGGGTAGTATTTGTGTATGTGTAGAGCGACACGATTATACCCCCATATCTTTTGAAGATATGTCCGATAGTTATTATAATGCGATGCCGGGACCCTGTTAATTATATGTTTGGGTTGATGCATATGGTCTGGGGGTCCCGACTCCCGCAAAGTTTGAAAAAATATAAAAATTATGATATAATATATATAGAGTTAAAAAAGAAAATTAAATAATTTGAAAGGAGAGCGATGCTATATGGGGAGTGGCAACCACAATACTTATCTAACAATTTAATAAGGAGGTAAGAATACAAATGGAAACATACATTTGTTCTCATTGTGGTAAACTCATAGAAGTCGCTAACCAAACAAGTGAAGAAATATATGATGAACTCGCAGGGAAAGTATTAGCATTTTTTGATAACATTACTCTTTGCGATGATTGTTTCTCTGAACTTGCAAATATTCTTAACGACGAAAGGAAGAACTAACTTGAAGATTATCGACTCTTCTGTTGAAATCTTGGATAAAATCAACGCAAAAGAAATATTGGATAAGATTGAGATTGCGGGAAGGACTTGTTGGGCATCGGAGCCCAACTCCACTCCGCAGGAAACTTTCTTAAAGAATATTATAAACAGAAAGCACGAAAGTGTTTTGGAACACGCTTCTATCACAGTAAGATTTATTTGTGATAGGGGAGTTACTCACGAAATTGTAAGACACAGAATAGCAAGTTATTCTCAACAGAGTACTCGCTATTGCAATTATACAAAAGACAAATTCGGCAATGAAATCACTGTAATCAAGCCCGCAGGACTTGATGAAGACTCTGAACTCTATGCACTCTGGAAACAGGGTTGTGAAGACGCAGAGAAGAATTACTTTGCTCTTGTTAATGCGGGAGCCAAGCCAGACTTGGCGAGAGGGGTATTACCCACTGATGTTAAGACTATCCTCGTTATGACAGCCAACATCAGAGAGTGGAGACATTTCTTTACCCTTCGTTGTGATGAAGCTGCACACCCTAATATCAGAGTCCTTGCAAAAGACCTTTTACATCAGTTCAAAGAACAAATACCTATACTTTTTGACGATATTGATTTTTAAAAAAATAAATGTTATAATATATATAGAATAAAAAATAAAGGAGAATTTGATATGGCAAAAGGACAGGAAGAAAAGCAGATAATTACTGCGAAAATCTTGGAAACATTCCCTAATAGTTTTGTCGTAGATAAGGATATTCGTATTCCTATCAATGATGTAGAAATCAAAATCAGCCTTACTTGTGCCAAAGATATTCTTGGTAAAGCAATAAGTGCCGACCTTGCGGCGGGCAGCGATTTTACTACTACATCCAGTGTTAAGGTATCTACCGAACCCAGTCAGGCAGAACTTGATGCTGTTGCAAAGGTTCTTGAAAAACTCAATATTTAATTGAAAGGGGCAATGTTATGGCGACTTTACTCAAATATGAAGAATGGCAAAGCACATCAGGCTATTGGCATTGTAATAACATTGCCCCAAAAATCGGGAAATGGTGGTATGTTCCACGAATGTTAGAGATGACTCCCGCAGAATATGTAGAGTTTCTTCATAAGAACTTTCAGCCCGATAGTATCAAATGGGACGGAAAGACTTTACTCTTCTGTTGGAAGAGTCAGGCTAAAATGCGTAAGTTTAAAAACTATGTAAATGCCGAAGCAAGAAAAAGAAAATTTTATTTGTAATTTTATAAAAATTATGTTATAATATATATACAATGAAAAACAAAATATCAATTCCAACTTGTGTGAGGTACAAGTAATACGAGAGAGTTCATAGGGATAGATACCCTACTCGGTGTGAGAAACGAGATGAAAACACTATCTGAACATAGGGGAGTCGCGACCCCTACGTTAAAATTCTGGCTATAAAGGAAAAACAGAGAGCCAAGAGAAATAGAACAAAGATATTTTGTATATGGAGAGATACCCAAGAGGCTCAAGGGAGTTGTCTACTAAACATCCAGACCATTTATTTGGTGCGTGGGTTCGAATCCCACTCTCTCCGCCACATATTGCAGAGTGTTAGCAGTGGTAGCTTACTTGGCTCATAACCAAGAGGTCGGTGGTTCGAGTCCACCCTCTGCACCCAACAGTTATCATTTCTCTGGACAATCTTTTTGATGTCGAAAATGATAGTGTCAATACTTCAGTTTGCGGTTATCAACTCCGTATAAGTTGAATGTGAGTTCTTCGGAACTCACAAGTATTCTCGAATAGCTCAATCGGTAGAGCACACGGCTGTTAACCGTGGGGTTGTGGGTTCAAGTCCCACTTTGAGAGCCAGACAGTAGCTTGACAATTAAATACTTTGTTGTAATTATAATACAACTCGGTGAAGAGCGGTTAACCACCGTGCTGAGAGTCTATCTGAAATCCAAGTGTTCTTATAATAACGGATACGCTATTGTAGGATATTGATATTATAGCGATATAGTATTGAGGATTGAAAACAATCTCTTGAAGGTAGATGTGCTGATGTTGTTGCCATAAAAATCACAACGCTTGTCGTTTCAGTAATTGACGCTCTCTTGGAGAGAAGAAACGGAGTTAGGTATGGGGCGGAAACTCATACAAACCTACGAAATTCCATAATGAAATGTGCATTGAACCTCAGAAATGAGGGTATAAGATAAAGCGTTGGTACGAGTAGCCTTATTGCACGAAAATATAATTGTGATGATATTATATATAAAAAAAACAATTCTGAATGGTTTTGGGTGAAAGTTATGGGTAACCAGTCCCGTATAGATTTTAACGCTTATGCGTAGGGTAAGAAGTATTGGGGTAGCTCCCTAATGCTCAGACTTATCTTGCTATTAGATTAACATTATGACGGCAATAATCAGTAAGACGAAGGTCTGTATAGTAATTACAATAAAGTATTTAATGTCTTGTTACTAATATATGCGTTGTTAGCTCGGCTATACAATGCATTCGGGGTTGGACTATCTGAAACTCACGTGAGTCCGCTATCGCTCCAACCCCACATTTAAATTTGGGCGGGTAGTGAATCGGCAAACGCGGCGGTCTGTAAAACCGTTCTCTTCGGGGGTAGTGAGCTCGACACTCACCCCGCCCACCATATGCCTCGGTAGCTCAGTTGGTAGAGCGTTGGCCTGAAGAGCCAAGCGTCGTAAGTTCAAGTCTTACCTGAGGCACCAATAATTATCAAAGGAGAAAGGCAATGCTATTAAAGAAAATTGATTTTGACGGAAATGGCATTTCCGCAGAAGAAATGGAAGTTTACTTTCACCCACATTCAAATCAAATAGAAATTGCTTTCTTCAAAGATAATCATTATGTAGACGGGATATGGCTTCCCGCACCAGACATATCTGCTCCTGTGGCGGAATAGGAAGACGCGACAGTCTTAGAAGCTGTTGCCTGTGCGTGCTGGTTCAAGTCCAGTCAGGAGTACCAATATTTAGTCGACGGACAAGGCTTAGGCGTATGAAACAAGACGGTGGGATGCGAGTGGTCGAACTAAATACATAGAGCATTGAAGTGGGTCAGGTCCAATCGCCCGACCAAGATGCTGAGGTAAATGAGGTTGGTTTGGGGCTTACTTATGGAAAGCATAAGGACATCTCACGAAAGTGAGCATACACTCCCCTGTAAAATGCCTACGGCAGTAAAGGTAATACTGAAAAATGTATTCGCTTGGTCTATAATGTTCTAATATTTTAATGTGTTCTCATAGCTCATTTGGCAGAGCACAGTACTTTTAATACTGGGGTGGTTGGTTCAAATCCAACTGGGAACACCAACTATTAAGGAAAGGATAAGTGATTTACAATGGAAGTAATATTATTTTTAATTGGAGTATTTCTCATTCTTTTTGGTGGCATAACTTTAATTGTATGGTGTCTTAAAGAAATCGACCCAAATCCACTTATACTTCTCCCTATCTTTGCTATACTTATTGGGTCTATCATTATGGCTTATGTACTTGAGGAAGTAGGAGACCCCATAGTAAGAGACCCCATAGCAGAACCAACTTGTCAAGAAATAGTGATTGATAATAAAAGATATGTTCTTGCGGAAGATATTGTTATAATCGACGGTAAGACATATGTCTTGACAGAAGATATGAACGCAACAGAAGTGGAATAATATTCCACTTCCTATATAGGTTGTTAGTTTAGCGGTAAAACATCGGTCTCCAAAACCGAAGATGAGTGTTCGACTCTCTCACAGCCTGCCAAATCCTCTGAAGTTCGGTAAAATGGTGGTAACAGGAACTCAGTTAAAAGCCTAAATGATTAGATAGTTATCTACAAGACACATCGTCCCGCAGCGGACATCCACCAAATAGATAACTATGGAATAGAGATGTAATGAGGTTATAGGTTGAGGGGCACTCTATTCAATATATATATGGAGTAATGGTGTAATTGGGAGCACAATGCCGAGTTGGCAAAGGTAGGGTTCGAGTCCGCTAAATCTCCAACCGTAAAAGAACTCGCAGGCGAGGCTTTTCCAAAGGCGGCTAACCTTTGTTTTCGTTAAGCAAGAGAAGTCTGATGAATTAGCCTAATCAGAATATTCTCTGCCCGAAAGTAGACATTTGTACAAATGTTTTAGATGAATTTTTAGAAGAGTGCGGCCCCCGAGTAATTCCCCTACAATACAGGGAGTAAAGAAAGTGGGCCGCATATGCGGAAATGGCGGAATCGGCAGACGCAGTTGGCTCAAACCCAACCGCCGCAAGGTATGAGGGTTCAAGTCCCTCTTTCCGCACCACATATGCTACCGTGGTGGAATAGGTATACACAGCGGATTTAAGTCCCGTATTCTAAGGGTTCGAATCCCTTCGGTAGTACCAATATATTGAGGTATAGCCAAGCGGTAAGGCAACGGACTTTGACTCCGTCATCCCGCGGGTTCGATTCCTGCTACCTCAACCATAGGTTTATAACAGCATGAGCTAAATCCTCGCACATGACGGTGGGATAACCGTATTTAAACCCCGCTTTGATACCTCTTGAAAAAGGTGTTGACAGCTCGGAAAGACGAGTATGATATGAATTTGTGAAGCTGTCGGTTTCGAAGTCACGACTGGGATGCACGGTGAAAGCCCGGTTAAGTTGCCTATGGTGTAATGGTGAACACATCCAAATTCATAATAAAAATTGTAACACGGGACTCAGGTATAGTTTTCATACCTGAGTCCCGCATTTTATTTTTTAGGACAAGTTTATATAATTGCGAGAACCCTTTTTTAATATATATTGTACCATAAATACAGGTTTTTATATTCTTTTAAAAGGAGTTGAAATACAAATGGCAGTAAGTATTAGCACTTTGGCCTTGGCAAAAAAGTACACTAACAAAGTCGGCTCTACTATTCAAGGTACGAGTTACGACTACGACACAGGTAAGTTAACCTTCAATACCGCAGACGGAGATTGGAGTGTATCCGTAAACAATGGAATGAACACTACATACAAACAAACATTAGATAATGTTGAATTTGATGCAGCGGACAATGCTCTTAAAGTAAATGGACAAACGGTTGTGACTCAAGAAGATGTTGCAACAGAAGATATTGATTTTTCAAATATGTTTTAGAAAGGAGTGTATAAAGAATGGGAGATTTTGTATCAAAAGAATATTTACAAAAACAATTCAAGAATTATTCTACTGCTGTAAATAATACTTTTGAAAAGAAGGGTGCAGTGACAGCCGAATCTTTACGTTATTCAAATGCAGAAGAAGTTGAAGTTGATAATGTAAAGGAAGCCCTTGACTTGTTATTTGAAGAAGGCGGCGGCGTGTTAGAGGCGGAAATCAAGCCTAATGTCACTATGGGGTCAGTTAAAGATGCCTACCCCGCAGGTACATCTCTTGAAGAAATCATAAGAGATATGCTTACAGAAAAAATAGCTCCTTCTATTTCAATCTCATTGAACCCTTCAACTACTTTGTATGATGAAGTAACAGGTTCAATTGGTTCTTTAACTATAAATGCTATTGTAGGAAAGAAAACTAATGATATTAAGAAAATAGAATACTACATTGGAGATGTGTTAGTAAAAACAAATGATTTGAATGTAGCATCAGGAGGAACTTTCCCCTATATCTATAACACAACAATAGATGATGATGTTACAATTAAAGTAGTTGTTACTGACGTAGAAGGCCTTTCCGCAACAGCAAGTAAGACAATTACATTTATAGGTCAGTCTTACTATGGATTAGTTGATGCAACAACAGGTGAACCTACTGAAGCTCTCGTTAAGACATTAAACAAGACTTTAAAGAATACAAAGAAATATGTTTACTCAGGTATCACTACTGACTGGGCAAAAATATGTTATGCTTACCCCGCAGAACTTGGTAAACTTACAAGTATTATGGATAAGGTTAATAACTTTAACTACACAACATCATTCCAACTTAATACTAAAACAATAGACGGAATTAGTTATTATGTATATACATTGATTGAACCTACTGGGGCAGACAATGTAGAACTTACTTTTGAATAAGGAAGGAGGAAATTAAATGGCAATTTCTTTACTTGATAATATAAGTATTAAAAAGAAATCCCCCAATGTAGAGCGTGACTTATTTGCTACTGTCGCAGACATGGCTGCTTATAATGAGAACTATCTCCCCGATGTGTTTGAATGTAATGTCATCGAGGACGGCAATAGATATAGATATAACCGTACAAATATCGTTGACCCAACACTTGGTAAATGGCGTATGGTTGAAAGCGGAGCTGGAGCAGAACTCATTGACTACTACAAGAAAACAGAAGTAGATGAACTTCTTGATAAGAAGGTTTCCGCAGAAGAAGGAAAAGGGCTTTCCGCAAATGACTATACTACTCTTGAAAAAGAAAAACTTGCTTCACTTGAAAACTATGATGATAGTGAAGTAAGAGAACATATAACAAACTCTGAACAGGCTATCACAGATATTCAGGGTTCTATTGGGTCAGATACTCTCACAACAACAGCAACAACAGTTAAGGGTGCTATTAATGAGGTAAAGACTAATGCGGAAGCTGCTTCAACATTGCTTGGAGAAAGAGTAACCGCCGCTGAAGAAGCTATTGCTATTATCAATGGTGATAGTACAGTTACAGGCTCTATTAAGAAATCTGCGTCTACCACATTGAGAGATGCGAAGTCTTACACTGACCAGAAGATTGCGGAAATGGCTTCTGAACAAGCTATTGTCTGTGATGAAAAACCTTCTTATATGGATGGTATCACTACTTATATTAAAGACGGTGTACCAGAAACAACAGACGAAGAAAATATCTGGTTCTATTATGAGGCAGCTGGTCAGCTGATGCAGACAATCTGGATTAATGGAGAAGAAATCACAATCGTGTCTGCGGGCGGGGTTAACTTTGACGACTTCGTATCTAAAACAAAGGACATAGCCGCTACATATGAAGGCGATGAAACAGATACAGATAAAATTCCTAACCTTGCGGCAATGCAGGCTTTAGAAGCACTTTTAAAGACTGATATTGATACAAGAGTTAAGATTATAGATATATATGATGATTTAGATAGTAGCAATAGTTTAGTACCTCTTTCAGCTAAACAAGGTAAAAACTTAAATGAAAAAATTGATACTAAACTTGATAAAACCTTTGTAGGTGATGAAGTTGCTAATAAACATCTTATCACAGATAGCCTAGGCAATATCGCGTTAGGCGAGTATGATAGCGCGTTAGACGCGACTTCCGCAAATGCAGTACAGAATAAAGTTATCAAAACTGAATTAGATGCTAAATTCAATATCGCTCAAGATATTGATAAGGCTGGTTATGTAGCTGTAATTGGCGATGATGGTAATATGACTTTCTCTGAACCTACCACTCTTGGTAGCACCGCAGAAAAAGTTGCATATGTTAATGATGAATATCCAGATTTAACAAATGTTGATATTGCTTTAAATAATTTATTTAAAAAGGTCTACTATGAAGCATTAAACATTACATCTTTTACTTGCAACGTTGCAGATACACATGAAATAGGAACAGTTCTTACAGACATAGTATTCTCTTGGGGTTATAATAAAGAAGTTAAATCTCAAGCTCTGACAGACTGTGTTATTGCAATAGATGATAGAGAAGCTACTTATGCAGAACTTAAAAATACAAAAACATTTGTATTAACTGCAAGCGATGGCTCAGGTAACACTGGTGGAATTGCTACAGCAAGTAAAAAGATTTCATTCTTACCAAAAATATATTGGGGTTGTGCAACAGCTCCTGATGAATTAAATAGCGAATTTGTTTTAGGATTAAGTAATAGTAAACTTGCTTCAAATCCAAAAGGAGATTATTCATTTAACTGCGGAGTTGGTGAATATGCTTACATTGTAACGCCTACTTCACAAGGATTTAAAGGAAATATTTGGGTAAACGGCTTCCAATCAGATATGGTTAAAGAAAATACAATCTCTTTAACAAATGCATCTGGTCATACTCAATCTTATGATGTATGGAGATTTACTAATTCTGGATTAGGAACTTTTACAGCTACTATTCAATAAGGAGAATAAAAAGTAATGACAATTTTTATCTGTTATGATACAAAACAGAAAAAGTATTTTGAACAAAATGGATTTAAAGATGTAGTTTCGGGATTACATAAAAAAACATTAAAACCATTTTGGATATATGAGCGTAATGAAAAATTTGACAAATGCTTTGAGGACTGGCTAAAAGCCAGTTCTCAAATAAGTAATGAAAGGAAGTAATGTCATGAAAAGAAAAACTCATCAAGAATTTTTGCAAGAAGTAAAAGAAAAAAATTCTAATTTTGAAATTTTTGAATTTTTAACTGAATATCAAAATGCTCGAACAAAAATTACTTATAAATGTAAAAAATGTAATACAATTACAACTGTTTTACCAAGAAGTTTACAATTAGGTAATGGATGTAAATACTGTGCTCAACATAAAGATAATAAATTCTTTTTTGATAAAGTTAAAGAACTAAATGATGAAATTGAATTTTTAGATGTTCATTATATAAATCAACAATCTAAAATAAAATGTAAATGCAAAAAATGTTATGAAATTTGGGAGACATCTGCCCACAATTTAATGTATAGTCATTCAGGCTGTCCCTATTGTTCTCATAAAATTTTGAATGAAAATAATAGTGTTTATGCAACAAGACCAGATTTACATATTTATTTCAAAAATCTTCAAGATGCAAAAAATGTTTTTGAGTTTAGTACAAAAAAAATTGAGTTTATTTGTCCTAATTGTAACAATATAAAAATTACAGCAATGAAAAATGTTTCAATAAATGGTTTTTGTTGTAATTATTGTAAAGATGGAGTTTCTTATCCAAATAAAGTAATTAGAAATTTTATGTTACAAACACCTTTTCAAAATATACAATTTGAATATTGTCCAGATTGGGCAGGAAGGTATCGTTATGATGCTTATTTTGAATATCAAAATAAAAAATATATTGTAGAAATGGATGGAAACTTGGGACATGGAAATAAGCAATATCGTTCAGCAGAAAAAGATATAGTTGGACTACAAAGAGATTTAGAGAAAGATAAACTTGCTTTAAAAAATAATATACAAGTAATTAGGATTGATTGTAAACAATCTAACATCGAATATATTAAGAATAGTATGAAACAATCTATATTAAAAAATCTTATTGATTTAGATAAAATAGATTGGAAGCAAATTAATCAACAATCTGAAACAAACCTAATAATTCAAGTATGTGAATATTATAATAATGTAACAAAAAATATTTCTAAAGTTGCAGAACATTTTCAATTAAATCCTGCAACAATAAGAAAATATATTCATAAAGGGGAAGAGTTTCAGTTATGTGAATATGACTATGAATATTCAGAAAAAGTTCGATTAAAAATTATAAATACTTAATAGAAAGGAATGATAAAAATTGAGCATAAAATTAGTTGATTCAGCTGTACCAATGAATGAATCTGGCTACCCAGTAGCACGAGCAAAACATATTTGGTTTGATGATGATGCAACACTTCAAGAAAAATTTGATAATAAAGAGTTAGGTGGCGGAGATAGTTCCGTCACATTAACTCAAGAAGAGTATGAAGCCTTAACTGAAGAAGAAAAGTTAGATGGGCTTTATTACACTTATGACACAAAGAGAATATATAAAAATGGCGTACAGTATGGAGCATCAGAGCCAATCCCGCTTACAATGGAAGAGTACAAGGCTCTTAAAGCAGCTGGTGCTATTGATGCAAAACAAGAGTATTTAGTTGAGGCGGATGCCGAGGGTATTCTTCTTGGTGCGGAAGATATTGGATATAACAATGCGGAAAGCGGTATTCAGGCTACTACTGTTCAGGGTGCTGTTGATAAAGTAGCTGAAAAAGTTGATAGTAAAGCAGAGATTGATGATACATCTTCTTCAACAACTTCAACTTACTCTTCTGCTAAGATTGATGAGAAGTATGATGATAAACTTTTTGGCTATACTAGTGGTGATTATGCACTTGAAATTCAGTTAGATGACAGAAAAATTGATATAGAAATTGTTGATAACTGCGGTGGTAAAATTGAACTTTTTGGTAATGGTGCTATTGATACTTCAGTCAAATATAGATTTATTAAAGTTTTGAGATTAAGTTATGGTAATTGGACTGAATTTAATGCTACTAAACCAAATGATACATATACAAAAATAAAAGAAGTATATGTAGATACAACTAATAAGAAAGCATATGTACATCTCAAAGGTAATGCAAACTATATTGTCAAGGGAGCTAAATCTGTAATATCAAAGAATTATGCAGATGTTGATACTTCTACGATGACTTTAATTCCTGAGAGTAATTGGGGAAGCATCTCAGACTCCTCAACTTCCGAAAATTCCACTTGGAGTTCAAGTAAAATTAAGAGCGAGATTACTTCCACATATTTAATAAAGGACTTTGCTGCTGGTGGTGACAATGAAAAAACCTTTTCGTTTAAAATTCGTAAAGATTATTTTGCTTCATATTATGCAAAGAGAACCTTTTTGCTATCAGCCAATATATATTCTTTAGGTTTTTCTAAACCTGTAATCGGTTTAGTTGAAATATTCCGTGATAGCACCGATGGTTACAGTGGATATGTGGTTAATTTACAAGATACAAGATATACAGGCATAACTGTAACAGTAAATGGAGATTATCTTGAAGTAGTTGTAACATTTAACAGTTACGAGAGTTCTGGATGTACGATAGCTTGTAGTTCATTATCCAATGTTCCAATAGCATAACCACTCTAACAAGAGAATAAAAACAATGCGGCAACCGAGGTATCATGCTCCTTTGACCTCGCTCAGGGAGCGTATACCGACTGCCGCAAATATATAAGAAAGGAATGATATAACTAATGGAAGATTTAAAGAAAGCCATATTAGTTCGTGACGGAAAAGCCGTTGGCGCAATAGGAGACAAGAACTTCTCTACAGCTCCGATTGGTACAGTTCTATCATTTGCAGGACAGACCGCACCTCACGGCTATTTACTCTGTGATGGTGCTTCATATAAAGTAGCAGATTATCCGCATTTGTACGCAGTCATTGGTAATACCTATGGTGGCGATAGCACAAACTTTAATGTACCTAACCTTGTAGATAAATTCATTCAAGGTTCAAATACAAGTGGTACAGAGAAAGAAGCGGGATTGCCTAATATTACTGGTTATTTAGAAGATGCAAGAGGTGCTGTTGTAACCGAAAAAAGTACAGGTGCATTAACAGGTTCTTATGAAACAACTGGCGGTACAGGTCGAGTTGATAATGGTACAAATAGTAAAATTTATCTTGACGCATCCAAATCCAACGCAATCTACGGCAACTCTGACACAGTACAACCGCCTGCTTTGACAATGGTTTATATCATCAAGGCTTTCCATACTAATGAGGGTGTGGATAGTGGTGTTAGTGATGATGTGGTTAATTATGTTGCTTTGGAATTAAAGACAAGTAGTAATGTAGATGTAACATACGTTACCTTAACAGGTGATAGTACATTCGAATCTATGGGAGATACATATTGTAAGTATCAAGTTAAGAATGGTATTTGCTATTTTCAGTTTTTTGTATCAACAACAGTAGCTACAGATACATTTACAGAAATATACAATGGATTGCCTAAACCAACTTTTTCACAATATTTTTCATATTCAGTGTATTATAATTCACAAGGATTAAATAAAACTCTGCAAGTAAATATTTCAGAGAATGGACTGTTGACAGCTGCTAATACTTTACCAAACTCTTCTTATATGATTGCAGGTAGTTACCCAATAGTATAACCCTCGTCAGTAAAATGGCGGAAATGCGGAAACCGCACTTAATCACCCTATGGGGTTGACTTAATAGAGCGTCATACCTGGCGCCCGCAGAAAGGAAGAATAATCAATGTTTAATTATATATCACAAAGTGGAGTTACATCATACGATGTGGTTGAACTTGTAGCAGACACAAGAGCAGAAGTAGCTCAGCTCCCAACAAAACATGCGGCAGGCAGTACCTGCTTAGTTATTGAAGATAGCTCCGTATGGATGCTTGACTCTCAAGAAACTTGGAAAGAAATATAAAATAAAAAAGAGGCCGATAGTAATTTTACTATCGGCCTTATTTCTGCTTTCCGCAACAAAAAAGTTTGCAAAAATATAAAAATTATGTTATAATAATTATAGAATAAAAAAGCAAATAATAATATCAATCATAAAAATTTTAAAAACAAATAAAAAATATTTGAAAAAATATAAAAATTATGATATAATATTATTATAGTAAAGAAGAAAAAATATGGAAAGTTTAAAAGGTAACAACTTTTGCTTTCCGCCACAAATCTTTAATTCGAGTCAAAAGACGCACCTGATTTCAGGAATAGGATTAAAGTGTTTGGGAAGTGATTTACCCCTTTCTGATTGTGATTGTGGGAGCTAATTAGTATTTATTCGGTTGCGTAAGGATGCGGGACTTAAATCTCCCCGTATAAGATAGCTCTAAAAACCTTACCATCTGGGTAAATGGCAGTTTTTCGAGATGTTCTGTCCATAAAAAACATCACAAAAAAGAAAAATAGGGGAACTACTTAATAATAGTTCCCCTAATATAAAATTATCTTGAGCGACTTTTGTATAATCTATTAAGCCCCTCAACATCATCCATCTTAATTTCAGTTAAAGTAGACAGATCTGGTACTACGTGGCTATGAATATATCCATTTCCATCTTCTGCCTCGTAGTCTTTAAGAAGTTTATTAAAACTCTCTTTTTCAAGAGAAGTCCACATTCTTAAAGGATTAGTATTCTCATTATAATAGTAATTATAATTTTGAATAAGTAATTCTCTTAACTTATTCACATTTCTTTCCTTGTAAGTATTTTCAAACTTCTTCTGTTGTTCAGCAAGTAGTTCTTGTTGTTCGGAAATAAGAGCGAGACCTTCTTCTAAATCTTGTTGTTTGGAAGTAAATGTTTTCATTGTTGTTTCTAACTTTTCTTGATTGGTTGTGATTTCAGCTAACTTTACTTGAATATCTTTCAATACTTGGTTCTTCTCTTGTTGTAGGTCGTGGTTCCTTACAATAAACTTATAAAGTTTTATAACACAGCCTATAATAAAACTAATAGCCACTATGAAAGTTACAACAGAAGATAAAGTTAACTCGCCAAAGAATTCTACAAAAGCACTCATAGTATTATCTTCCTTTCTGAAAAAATCTCTATATCATATATAGATTTTATTATTAAGGAATTGCACACTATTGACCAAATTTTATTTTACAAAAGAAAGAAGGCTTTTTATGTCATCACACCCCGACAGATACGAAAGACTAAATGAAGATTTGAGGTTAGTCAAAGAACGCTACAAGGACTTAACAGTTTTATATATCTTTGAGAATTCAGATAATACTGTTATGGCTGTTCTTCTTCCTACTTTCGACGGCTTGGTCTGTGGTAATGTAATTAATTCAGTGCTTTATAATAACAATAGAAGAATTGAATGTTTTGATATTAGATTATTTCTTGATACAGAAATACATAGTCCTTTATACAATTTTATCTTTGGTATAAAATCATCATATGGAATTATTCCTAATGTTGTGGACGGGCAGCCGCACGATTTACTTGAAGCAATAGTCAAGGACAAAGAATTTAATCCTATCTTCGTTGTAGAACAACTCAAGAAAATTCTTTATAAACATTTAATGGCAGATAATAAAACAGCAAATTTCTTCCGACATCTTTCAGATGCAGAAAAACTTGTTTTAAATTGTTTACTAAATAATTATGGTGCGGAAGGCACAATTACTCAAGCAAAAGTTGCTACTCTCGCAGGCGTTCCAAAGGCAACCGTAGCAAAACTAATTTCTAAAATGGAGAGTTATAAAATCGCTACTATTCTTAATTGCGGACCAAAAGGTACTTACTATAAAATAACAGATGAACAGTTGCTAATAGGTTCTTAAAGAACTTTTTATATAAATAAATAATAAAAGAAAGGAGAGAGCGAAATGACTATTCCTTACACTAACAAAGTTATTCGACTTGAAAAGATTGATGAAATTGTTGCTTTTGTTAATAAAGCAATGACAGTATCTGAAGGCGAAGTTTATGTCAAGAGAGATAGATATGTTGTAAACGGCACTTCACTTATGGGACTTATTTCTATTGATGTAACAAAAGGTATTACAGTTGAATATCCTTCTTCAGCTAAAGAATTCGATGCTTTTCTTGATGAATTTGAAGTTGAATAAACCAAGAGAAATAGGGCAGATTTATCTTCCCTATTTATTTTTTTATAAAAATATGTTATAATATATATAGAAACAAAAAAGAAAAGAGGTTTTGTATTATGACACATTTTAAAAATACAGGAAAAGGAAAATATTGCTTATGCCAAAGTTAGCCGATATTCAATCAGAATTTTATTGTACTAAATGCGGGAGGTCGCAAAAGTTTCCTATACCCAGACTAAGTGGACAGGCCCGCCCCGCAGGACATCTTAAAAAGATGCATTGTTTCTATTGTGGCGAAGAAGTAAATTTCTGTGAAATCAAAAGAAACACCAAATATGACTATATAGATTTCTTGATAGAATTTGAAGGTCATAACTTTGATGATAAGGGAAATAGAAAACTTCCTTCGGGAATTTTTAAAGATAAACTTATCAAAGGCAAAACCTACTACAGCCTTTTAAATGAAGTAGTAGAAAAATATAAAACTGAATTAAAGGAGAAGAAAATATGGTTAGATTAGCTGAAGTACAGTCTTATGGTAACTCTATTGTAGTATGGCTTAAAACGGAGCTTGGATATTTTAGCGGGGAAGCACATTGTCACCCAGATGACAAGAAACATTACTCAGAAATCTTTGGTGGTCGCCTTGCGGAAACAAGAGCTTGGAAACGTTATTGTAAGGCTCGTATGAAGGAAGCCAAAGAAACAGGAACTGTCCTTTCTAAATTTATAGAAAGTTGTATTCATTACAAAAACTTTGACACAAGAACAAAAGAGTTTAAGATTATGAATAAAGAATTTACTGCACATTGCGATAAGTATGCTATGTGGAAGGGCTACTACGACCGCTGTTGTCTTCACGAAAAAGAGTTAATCGCATCAAAAGAAGCAACAGATGCTAAAATTGACTTATATGTTGCGGCAAATGGTTAATCTTATATAATTTGCCTGTACTAAATTTTATATATAATATAAATATTATCGAAGGGCAGGTATATAATACTTATGTCTAAATTTTATGATACCAACTGTTTAATAGATTATATAGAAGATATAATCAAAGAAAATGAACACTTCTATATAAGCAGTATAACATTAAACGAGTTGGAACATATTAAATCTTCCGCAAAGGCAGATGACACTTTAAAAAGAAAAGCAAGAAAAGCAGTCCGCTTACTTACTGAAAATATGGGACTGTATACAGTAATAACTTACAGTTCTGAAATAGCAAAATATGATGACGCTCCCCCAAGTCAATATGGAGAAGATAATAATGATGCTAAAATATTGCGGACAGTAGTTTATACTTCAGATGTATATGAGTATGTTACTTTTGTTACCTCTGATTTACTTTGTTATCTTTTGGCAAAAAATATAGAGGGTATCGGAGTTGAGTTCCCGCAGTTCTCGAACAAGAGTGAATATACTGGATATAAAATACTTAAACCCACAGAAGAAGAGCTTTCCGCACTTGTGGAAGAAATAGAAAGAAACGGTTGTATTGAGAACAAATATAATCTTCTTGTTAATCAATATGTTATTATTGAATACAACGAAGAGTATCCTTATGTGTTTAAATGCACAGGAGATAAATGTATAGGAGTAGACCGCATCACTTTTAAATCTACTATGTTTGATAAGGTTACTCCAAAGAAAGATGATGTCTTTCAGAGAATTGCTATGGACTCTTTACAGAACAATCAATTTACAGTATTAAGAGGACCTGCAGGCTCTGGTAAAAGTTATCTTGCATTGGGATACTTATTCTCGTTGTTAGAGAAAGGTAAAATAGATAAAATTATTATCTTCTGTAACACCTGTGCCACCCGAGATAGTTGTAAGCTTGGCTTAATAATGGGATAAGGGTCAAGTAAAACTGCGTGAACTGCTGGAACACCCTGAGAGCTTTCTAAACTACAACGTAGATATGAAATAAAATCAAGCGTGAATGTTTGAAAATTAGAAAGATTGGGCAATCAGCAGCCAAGCCTCGAACAGAGGAAGGTTCAACGACTATCCCGCAAGGGAGTACACTCATTATAGAGTGGAAGCGCGCAGACTCAGACTTTAAAATTAAGTAAAAATTGATAAATTATGGACAATGGATTATAAATTATCCTAATTATTTTTAAAATATATATGTAAAATATATTTTAAGGAGAAATAATTATGGAACAAAAAATAATCCAAGAATACTTGGAAGGTAAATCAATATCTTTTCTATCGCAACATTACAACATTCCTTATGGTAGAATACAAAGATTACTGAAAAGTAATAATGTAACTATCAGAGGGGGAAGAAAATTAAAAGTTCTTTCTGAAGAACAGAAAAAACAAGCAACAGATTTGTTCAATGAAGGAATTGCTATTAAGACTATTGCTAAAACAATAGGAACTGATGTTACAGTACTTAATAGGTTCATAGAAGAACAAGGCTTAACTCGTTCAAAGAATAGAGTGAACAAACGAATTTTAGATGATTACTTTTCTAAAATAGATAGTTCAGAAAAAGCTTACTGGCTTGGCTTCCTTTTCACAGACGGAACTGTTGATGAAAATAAGGGTAGTAAAAGAATACGCCTTCAGCTACAACAAAAAGACATTAGCATTTTAGAAAAACTAAAAGAATGTCTGCAATTAGATAGTAAAATTATTTACGATAAAAGACCAAATAGTGTATGTTGTTCGGTTGAATTCGTAAGCGAACAAATATTTAATGACTTGGGTAATTATGGGATAGTACCAAATAAAACCTATGTCACAAAAAACATTCCTTATGATAAAATACCTAAAGAATTCTTACCAGCATTCGCTTTGGGATTGTTGGACGGAGACGGCAGCGTTCAAGTTGCAGCAAACGACCCGACAGATGTTACCGTTGGTTTTACTTCTTATTATGAAAGTGTAGTAAAAGATTTCCAAATGATTGTTGACTCTCTTATTGAAAAAGAAGACCACAGTAAACTGTTCTTCACTTCTGCTTGGCATACTCATTGGAGAGGAAGACAACAGGTATTAAAAATACTTGATAAATTATATTCAAGTTGTCCATTACATTTAGAAAGAAAATACGAAAATTACTTAAAGATAAAAGAAAGTTTGGGTAAGATATAGTCTGGTTCATATTGAAAGATATGATGTTAATGTTTATCCCGGAACCAAGGACGACAAGCTTTTGGACTCACAAATGGGTCACTTCTTGACAGGTAAGTTAGGCGACATATCAGCTGTTGAACGACTTATCTCCGAAGGTAAACTTGAACTCGTCCCCACCGCAGACTGTAGAGGTATGGACACTTCTGGCAAAAACGCGGGCATCTATTTTACAGAAGCACAAAATACTACTATTGATATGATGAAACTTATTCTTCAAAGAATAGGTGAAGATAGCGTATGTATCTTTGAAGGCGACGATAAAGCACAAACAGATATGACAATATACGAAGGAGATAACAATGGACTTTCAAGAATTTCTGAAGTATTCAGAGGAGAGTCTTATTATGGAGAAGTAACTCTTCAAAATTGTTATCGTTCCGCAATAGCAAAGAGAGCAGAGTTAATGTAAAATTAGTCCTGAGTGATGTTAAATCGCTCAGGACTTTTTGTATGAGAGGAGGCAATAAAATTGAAGAGCATCAAGGAACAAATAATGGATAGTAAAGAAGTAAAATGGGAAAAAGAAAAAGAACTTCTTTTAAGACAACAGAAACTTGATGAAGAAAAGAAAGAACTTAAAAGTAAAGATAAAATTCCCACTTCTAAAAAGTTAATTACTTTTTTATTTGTCAACTGTACTTGCATTGAGATATTTACCTGCTGGTCAATAGTTCAAATGCTGGATGCGGTAAAATATGCCGACGCTATGATAGACTTTACCCCTCTTGTTACTTTAATAGGTACTGTTGTAGGAGAGGTTATTGCTTATGCAGTTTATTCCGCAAAAGCTGTAAAAGAGAATACTAAAGGCGGAATTGTTTATGATAGTCAGTTACCCTTATCAGACCCTTTAACTTTTTATAATAAAGAAAATATAAACTTGAAAGGAGAATAATTTATGAGTAATAGTCCTTTGATTTCTTATACGAAGTTATCTCCGCATTATAATCCAAGAGGTAGTCATGTAATTACAAAGATTACCCCTCATCATATGGCAGGAAATGCAACAGTTGAAGCGTGCGGAGATATGTTTGCTAACCCTAATCGTAATGGTTCTTCTAACTATGGTATAGACTCTTCTGGTAAAATTGCTATGTATGTAGAAGAACACAACAGAGCTTGGACTACTGCCAGTCCAGAAAATGATTATCAGGCTATAACAATAGAAGTAGCTAACTGCACAGGTGAGCCTAATTGGAAAATAAGTGATAAAGCTTTAGAGTCTTTGATTAACCTTTGTGTTGATATATGTCAAAGAAATAATATTCCTAAACTTAATTATACAGGAGATAAAAGCGGTAACTTGACTATGCACTGTTGGTTTGCTCCTACTGAGTGCCCTGGGCCTTATTTAAAGAGCAAATTCCCCTACATAGAACAAGAGGTAAATAGAAGACTTGCGGCGGCCGCCAAAGGTTCCTCTACCCAGGACAAAGAATCAACACCGGAGCCCGCATTTACAAAGGGTCAAGAAATTCATCTCAAAGATGATGCTACTTATGTTGGCGGAAAACCGATACCTGCTTGGGTAAAAGATAAAACCCTCTATTACAGAGGTACTAACAAAAAGGGTATTATCTTCAGTATTCTTAAAGTAGGTCCAGTGACCGGGGTCGTTCCCGCAGATATGATAGAAGCTCCTGTTCCATTCAGAGTTAAAATCAAACAACATACTATTATCTACAACGATAAAGGTACTGCTGTGGGTAAAGTTCCTAATACTGGGGTATATACCATCGTTGACATCAAACAAGGTTACTACAAACTTAAGTCTGGTGCCGGTTGGATAAGAAAATGTGACGCACAATAATTTAAAGGAGAGTGCCTTCCCGCACTCTCCACTTTTCTTTTTTATTGTATTTTTATAAAAAATATGATATAATAAATATAGAATAAAAAAGAAAAGAGGTAAATCTGTATATGAATTATTATAGAGTATTAGATGATGTACTTGATGAAAAGTTCATTCGTACAACTCTTGAACATTGTCCAGAGTATCATAAGAACAATCTCACAATATTTGAGGACATTCTTAAAAATCCTACATTATATGGTGTTTTAAGAAAAATTGCATTTATGTTCAACTATGGTTCTTGGAACTATGGTTTAGAAACTGAAAATTCAGATTTGGACATTATTTGTGTAGTAATGCCTACTGCCGCAGACCTATTAGATGTTAAAGAAATCAAATGCAAAGAACATCAATATCCCAATGGAATTATTAAAGAAGTAGACTTCCGTATTTTTGTTAATAAAATTAAAAAGGGTAAAGACATAAACTTAATGGAAATCTTTAATTCCCGATATGCTTATATATCAGACGAAGCAAAAACAATAGTTCCAGAATTTTATAAAAGTTTCTTTGATTATCAGAAGATGAATAATGTCTATTGCAGTAATGCGTTACCACTTTCTTACGCATATATAGGAATGGCAGAAAATCTTTTGGATAAATATTTTACTTCTTCTTGTGTGAAATCTTTAGCTAATGCTTGTGTAATGTCAAATAAGACATACTCACTTTTAAAATTTAAAGGGCTTGAAGATATAACAGGAACAGTTAAAGAAACAAAACCTCATACTTTAATTTCCATTAAGAAGGGCGAACTATCATTAGATGAATTTAATGAAATATTATATCAAAGTATAAAGAACTTAAAAATTTTAAGAGCTATGAGCTGTTACTTAACAGACCTCAGAATACCGACTAATAAAGAAGACCTTGATGATTTTATATGGGTTTGTGAAGAACTTTTTAAAGGATTATTTGTAAGGGGTGTTGAAAGTGATTTATATATATACTGATGGAGCTTGTAGCGGGAACCCCGGACCCGGAGGCTGTGCCGCAATATTTGTTGACTCGGACAACAATCATATGCTAACCTTAACAGAGCATAGCGATATGACAACAAACAACAGAATGGAACTTACAGGTATTTTACTTGCTTTAAGAAAAATTGAAATAAGACACGATTTCTTACAAACGACTTACACAATTTATTCTGACTCAGCCTATTGTGTTAATATCTGTAATACTTGGATGTACGGTTGGGAAAAAGCAGGTTGGCGTAGACCAAAAAATAAACCCGTTGAAAATTTAGACTTGGTTCAAGAGATATATTCTCTTATTACAAAACTTAAAGGAATAGTTACCATTGAGAAAGTTGCAGGACATCAGGGAGTTTATTGGAATGAACAGGCAGATAAAATGGCTGTAAAAGCAAAAGAAGAAAAGACCGATAATCTCCCTCATAATAAATCAAAATAAAAATAGATAGCCTTTGAAACAAAGATTTTTCAAAGGCTATTTTTTGACTTATTATAAAAAATATGTTATAATATATATATAAATAAAATTTATAAATATAAAAACAGGAGGAAAAGGAACAATGTCCAATTACAGTGCAGATAGTATTAAAACATTAGATTACTTTGAACACATAAGACAGTACCCCGGTATGTACATTGGCTCAAAGGACTTGCACGGACTACATCATTGTGCCAAAGAAATTATTTCTAATGGTATTGATGAATACCTTAATGGTGCGGGTAATGAAATTATTGTGAAGATAACTGCGGACGGCGGGCTTTATATCAAGGATAATGGTAGAGGTATTCCGCACGGAAAACATCCTTCAGGTTGTAGTATTCTTCAGGCTTGCTTCGGTATCGCTAACACAGGTGGTAAGTTCGACAATGCGACAGGAGAAAGTGGATACAATACTTCGGGCGGAGAACATGGTACTGGGGGTAAGGCAGTTAACGCCCTTTCCGCAAAGATGATAGTATCAACCGCAAGAGAAGGAACAAAAGAAACAATTGAATTTTCACGAGGAAAGTTTGTTAATTCCTCTACTGCTAAATCAGCAGAAACAGGTGTAGAAGTTTTATTCTATCCCGACGCAGAAATATTTGAAACTATTGAATTTGATAGTGCGGCACTTGAAAAAATGGTACAGGAATTTAGTTTTCTTTGTACGGGTCTTACTTTCAAGTTCATTGATGAAAAGAAAAATATAAATAAAACTTTTTATTCTGAAAAAGGATTGTATGATTACATCAATTATTTAAGTCAGGGTAAGAAGCTCCTTACTAAACCTATTTATTTCTCTGAAAAAGAAGGAAAATATCAGGTTGAAGTAGCTATTGCTTATGTAGAAGGATATTCTAACTTGACTAAACTTTATACAAACAATGTTCCGCAGGAGAAAGGAACTCATCTTACAGGATTTAAGACAGCTTTTACCCAGAGCTTTAATCAGTTCTTGAGAGACAAAAAGGTACTTAAAGATAAGGATACAAACCTTACTGGCTCAGATTTGGAAGAAGGACAAATCCTTATTATCAACTTTAAGATGATTGACCCTGTATTTAAAGGACAGAATAAAGAAGAATTAAGTTCTTCAGAAGGTCGTACTTATGTTCAGAAATTAAGTGCGGCGGCCCTTAAGAATTACTTTACGGCTAATGAAAAAGAAGCAAAGATAATTGCGGACAAGGCACTTGCCGCAAGAAAAGCCAGAGAAGCTGCAAAGAAAGCAAAGGATGCTGCAAGACTTGGCAAAACTAAAGAAAAGGGTCTTAAAGCAAAAATGGCATTAAGCGACAAGTTCGTCGATTGTAGTAGTAAAGACCCAAGTGAAAGAAACCTACTCCTAGTGGAAGGGGTCAGTGCCGCTGGTTCAGTTCTGGAATCCCGCAATGTTAAAACTGACTGCATCTATATGTTACGTGGTAAGGTTCTTTCAGTACTCAAATGTGATGTAACAAAAGTGCTTGAAAACCAAGAACTTTCAGATATTATTAAAGTTGTTGGTGCGGGCTTCGGTAAAGACTTTGATGTAAAGAAAATGAACTTTGACAAGATAGTTATTACAGCCGACCAAGATAGTGACGGAATGGCAATCGAACTTTTGCTTATCACTTTCTTCTTCCAGTATATGCGACCACTTGTAGAAGCTGGAAAACTTTATAGAGCCGTAACTCCACTTTATATTGTAGAAACAGCAAAAGAAAAGTTCTATTTGTATTCTGAACAGGAGTTCACGGATTGGAAGTCCAGTCATACGGAGAAATACTCCGTGTCACATTGTAAAGGTCTGGGCGAAGTATCCTCTGCCGTGTTAAAAGAAATATGTTTTGAGCAACAGAGATATAAACGCATCACAGTATCGGATGCCGCAGAAACAATGAAACTTCTTGAGATACTTGAAGGAACTGCGGTAGCCCCAAGAAAACAGTTTATTTATGACAACGCAACACAATTAGGATTTAATTTTATGTAATAGGAGAGTGAGAAAATGAGTAGTTTAATTACAGAAGTAGATATATTACAGGAAAGTAAAGATTGTTTTCTTGCTTATACAGAAGAAGTACTTACAGATAGAGCTGTACCTTCTGCGGAAGATGGGTTACTCTCAGTTCATAGAAAACTTCTCTGGACAATGGAAGAAGTTCTGAAGATGGACAGTAATACCAAGTATAAGAAGAGTGCGAGCGTAGTAGGTACAACACTCTCAACAAGTTATTTTCACGGAGATACCGCTTGTTATGGGGCATTGTGTAAAATAACCCAGCCCTATTTAATGAGGTACCCGCTCATTGATGGTGACGGGAACTTCGGAACGCAGGAGGGTAATGATATGCAAGCCGCGGCAAGGTACACTAACTGCAGACCTTCCGTATATGCGGACCTAATGATGACACAGTTCAAGAAAAATATTGTTCCACTTAAGGAAACTTATAATGGTGAATATTATGAACCTGTAGTTCTCCCAAGTCTTTTACCTAATGCAATGGTCAATGGACGAGAAACAATTGCGGTAGGCTTGGCTCATAACTCCTTGCCGCACAATCTCACCGAAGTTTGTAACGCAATTCTTGCCCGCATTAAAAAAGGTTCTGCTCTCACAACAGATGAATTGATGCAGCATATTAAGGGGCCTGACTTCCCTCTTGAGAATACAGTCATTAACTCAAGAGATATAAGAACTGCTTTTGAGACAGGACATTCTGCAACTTCTCTTAAAGTTCGTGGTAAATACACAATAGAAAAAGATATAATTACTTTTACAACAATTCCTTATAGAACTTATAGAAATAAGATTAAGGAACAAATCAATAAAAACATAGATGTACTTGAAAATTACATTGAAGATTTTTCAGATATATCTAACGTAGGTAAGAACTGTCTGGTATTTAAGGTTAAGTCTGGGGTTGCTCCAGAGTCCGCAGTAGCAAAATTGTTTGAATGTACCGACCTTCAGACAACACTCTCTTACAATATGAACTTTATTGTAAACGGTACTCCTAAAATGTGTTCAATGAGTACACTTGTTGATGCTTATGTTGCACATCAGGATAGGATTATGGTTAAGGCAACAGAGTATGATAGAGATAAGGCGGAAGCCCGCAAACATATTCTTGACGGAATGCTTGTGGTTATCGAAGATATTGACAAGGCTATTGAGATTATCCGAGGTTCTTACGACAGAGCTCAGGCGGAAGCTGGCTTGATTGAGTATTTCAAGTTAGATAAGGTTCAGGCAAAAGCTGTTCTTGATATGAAACTCGCTAAATTGACTAAACTTGATAAGGACGCACTCCTTAAGGAACTTGAAGAACAAAAGCAGATATTGATAGAATGTAATAAAATTCTTAACGATGTTGCTTATCGTGGCACTAAACTTGCGGAAATGGTGACTGCTTTGAGAGATAAGTATGGTGATGCTCGTAGAACTGAACTTGTTGATATTGAAGTGCCCAAGAAAGTATCTGCAAAGGCGGCTGCCGCAAAAGTCGAGATAATTCCAGAAGATGTTGTTATTACAATGACAGAAAATGGAACTCTTAAAAGAACTGCAAAGTCAAGTTACAGAGTTCAAAGACGCGGCGGGAAGGGTGTAAAATCAAGTGGAGATGCTCTTCTCGGAGTATTAAAAACTAACACCACGGATATGTTGTGTTTGTTCTCCAACTTGGGTAAGATGTACAGAGTACCTGTCCATAAAATAGAGGCTGGTAAGGGTGTATCCATTACTAACTTTATTACTCTTGAACCTGCGGAAAGCATAGTAAACTTTACTTCACTTCGTAGTAAGAGTTGCCCAAAGTATATTCTCTTCTTTACTGAAAAAGGTATGCTTAAAAAGGGTGTATTGGAAGAATATATGAACACCAACAGAAACAGTGGTATTAAAGTTATTAAACTTAAGGCAGAAGATAAAGTAACTAAAGTAGTATTCCAAGATGAAGAAGATGTTGTTCTCTTGTCAAAGAATGGATTGGGACTTCGTCTTGAAACAAAGGATATTACTACTACTTCTAAAATTGCGGGCGGTGTTATTGGAATGAAACTGGACAAAGATGATAAGCTCGTGACAGCTCTCCCAGTACACAAGACCACTGATAAATTAGCTCTGTTCTCTTTTGAGGGTCTCGGTAAAAAAATGGAACTGAGTGAAATTCCCGTTCAGGGTAGAAATACAAAGGGTGTTATGACTGGTATGACCAAACTTGTTGGAGGTCTTATGATTTCTGACGAAGATAGTGTAATGGCTATCGGTACACCGAATACAATTTGTATTGAAGCAAAATCAATTACTTTACAGAGTAAAAAGGGTTCGGGAACTAAAATCATAGGTGATGGAAGCATTAACTATGTAACTAAAATATAATAGCGGCGGATGTAAAGAACTAGGCCTTTACATCCGCTTTAATTTTTATAAAAAATATGTTATAATAATAATATAAGGTTTTAAAAGAAAGGATAAGTTATGAAGAAAAGAATTAAAATAGTAAAGAGTATACTTATTATTGTATTCGTAATTCTAATTTGTGTATTCGGAAAAATTTCTTTATCAAAGTCTGAGACAGAATACTGCACCACTGTAACCTATGTCCGGTTAGTGGATACATATGCGGCTCCCCGCAGAGTTGAACAAGCTACTATCTATAAACCAAAATATGAACATTATTGGATTGAACACCCTAATTATTCAGGCACTAAAGCTTGGATGGGGTATCAGAAAGTAACTAACACTTCAACTAAACAGTATGACCTTTTGCATAATTATTCTTATACAAACGAACAAGGATTTAGAATGTGTAATAATCGCTATTGCGTTGCGTTTGGCACAGGCATCAATGCAGAAGTTGGACAATATGTAGACATTCTATTGGAGAATGGTACAATCATTAAATGTATTCAAGGCGATGTTAAAGCAGATATCCATACTGACGAGTCTTGTATCTTTACAGTAGTAAATGACCTTTACTGTTGTAGTGAATTTATAGTAGATGAAAGAAAGTTTAAAAACAATTTCTCTGGTGTTGGAGATGTTTCTTTAACAAAAGAGGAATGGAACGCAAAAGTAATTGAAATTAAAGTGTACGAAGATAACATATTTTATAAGTAATGCAAAGGTGGTAAGAGCCTAGTTCTTGCCACCACCTTTATTTTTTTAAAAAAATATGTTATAATATATATAGAATAAAAGAAAGGAAGTATAAAATTATGGATTTTAATTTAATTCCCGTTATATGTGCCGAAGATTTAGAACGCTTTATTCTCTCTCGTGCAAAAGAAGAATTCCCAAAAGATTTTGATTTGGATGTTAGAGATATGTTTTTTGGGAACGATTATATAAATGATGTATGTTGTTATCTCTGTTATGATGCTTCTGAAGATGAGGAAGAAGATGAAGAAGATGACTCTCGTTACAGAAATATCATAAGAAGAATATTAAGAGAAGAAATCCCAGATTATACTTACATTCTTGTTGATGTAAGTTGGTAATGTAAGACTATGGAAAGACGGGACTGATGGCAAATGACCGAAGGCGAAGAATACAAAATGTTTATGAATATGGAAGAAATAAAAGGAGAATATTATTACATTATTAGAAATGTAGATACTCGAAATTATCTTCCTCTTAAATTTGAAGAGCGAGCTCTCGCAGGAGCAGTTCGTAGAATGTTTGCGGACTATCATCAACAAAGGTATGAAGTTATTAGATGTCTAATCGGTTTAGGAGATTTTGTCACAGATGATGACTGGGTAGCCGATGTAATAGCAAGAAGGGTGGAGTAAACTATGGGAGAAAAAAACAAAGAGATAAGAAATCTTATTAAACTTTTAAATGATTGTACTTACGCATATGATTTAGGAAAGCCTATTATTTCAGATGCAGAGTGGGACAAATTATATTTTAAGTTAAAAGCACTTGAAGAAAAAACAGGTATTATTTACGCAAATTCTCCAACACAGAAAATTGATTATCGTGTAGTGAGCGAACTTGAACCAGTATTTCATTCACACCCTATGCTTTCTCTTGATAAAACAAAAGAAGTATCAGATGTAATGTCATTTGGTAACAAGGGACAACTCTATGCAATGGCTAAAATGGACGGACTTACTTGCTCACTTACTTACAAGAATGGAAAACTTGTTCGTGCAGAAACAAGAGGGGACGGTACAGTAGGCGAAATTATTACTCATAATATTATGGGTGTTAAAGGAGTTCCGCTTAAACTCTCAACTGATTTTAAAGATATTGTAATCGACGGAGAAATTATTTGTACTGAAGAAGATTTTGCTCCTTTCGCAGGAGAATACAAGCACCCTCGTAACTTTGCTTCTGGCAGTATCAGACTTCTTGACGCAAAAGAAAGTGCAAGTAGAAACCTTACTTTTGTTGCGTGGGATTTGATTAAAGGACATAATTGTAAAACACTTTTTGATAAGTATGCAGCTATGCGTAAAATGAATTTTATTGTAGCTCCCGCAGTACCTGTTGAAGATAATTCAAAGGAAACTATTTCAAAAATTATCAACTTCTTGGCTATGGATAGTAAGAGTCTTGGCTATCCTATTGACGGAGTGGTATTTAAGTACGATGATTGCGAACTCTATGACTCGCTCGGAGCGACAGACCATCATTTCAGAGGCGGACTTGCTTATAAATTCTATGATGCAGAATACGATACTGAAATGATAGATATTGAATGGACACTTGGTAGAACAGGTGTACTTTCACCTGTTGCTATATATAAGCCAATTAAAATAGATGGAACAGAATGTTCTAGAGCTAATCTTCATAATGTTAGTATTATGCACGAAACTCTAAATGGGGGTAGCTTTGTTGGACAGAAGATTAGAGTGTTCAAGGCTAATGCTATCATACCCCAGATAAGTTGGGCAGAAGACCGTAATGATAACTTTAACAAACCTATACGCATACCTGATGCTTGTCCTGTGTGCGGCGGGCAGACAAAAATAGTAGTTTCTGACTCTGGGGTAAAGAATTTAATGTGTACTAATCCACATTGTTCTGGCAAGGTAAATAAAAGAATAGAACATTTTTGTTCAAAGAAGGGACTTGATATTAAAGGACTTTCTGAAACCACTATTGGAAAACTTCTTGATTGGGGTTATCTTTCAGATATTAAGAGTCTTTACTCTCTTGCTGACTATAAACGGGAATGGATGGATAAACCCGGGTTCGGCCCCGCATCTGTGAATAAGCTGCTTTCCGCAATAGAAGAAAGTAAGAAGAATGTAGACCTTGCTAACTTCATTGCAGCTCTCGGTATTCCACTCATAGGCCTCCGCGTATCCAAAACAATAGTGGAACACTTTGATACTTGGGAGAAATTCAGAAATAACGTAGGCAAAGACTGGACTTTTATAGACGGCTTTGGCTATGAAATGGAACATTCTCTTAATACTTTTGATTTTACAGAAGCAGATGAACTTGTAAAGATAGTTAATGTTGCGGCGGCCGTGCTTGAAAAACCAGCAAGTCAGACTTTGTCTGGTAAAAACATTTGCGTTACAGGCAAACTTACACAGTTCAAAAACAGAGATGCTCTCGTTAGTGAAATTGAAGCCAATGGTGGAAACTTCTGCTCAGGTGTATCTTCCAAAACCGACATCTTGGTAAACAATGATATTAACAGCACATCTTCAAAAAATGTCAAGGCAAAGGCTTTAGGAATTCCTATAATTACAGAAGAAGAATTAGTTAATATGATGAAAGGGTAATAACATTATGAAAGAAGTATATTTTGTTTATGACATAAATGGAAAACTTAAAGAAACAGTATATTATAATGGAGAGGTTTATTACTCTTCCAGTATGAAGAAGTATAAGTCTTTCACGGACTTCGCTTCAAGTCGTACTCTGGATAAGACTACCGATGGCACGGTAGTTTACTCCGCTATTGAAAAAATATAAAATTTTTGTTATAATATATATAGAAGATAAGGAAAAATTCAAATATGAAAATATTTGAAAAAATATAAAATTTTTGATATAATATATATACAAGGTAAATAATATATCAATTTTTATAAAACAAGAAAGAATTAAGAAAATAATTTGACAGTTTTAAAAAAATATGATATAATTATTATATAAAATAAAATTAAAAAGGAGAAATTCACAATGGCAAAAATGGCACTTTCAGAAAACTCACTCAAGGTTCTTAACTACCTCAAGGAAAATCAGGGCGTACAGATGACAGCAAAGGATATTGCTGATGCTCTCGGTATGACAGACAAGTCAGTAAACGGCGTAGTAACTCTCGGTCTCGGCAACAAGAAGGGTTATGCACAGAGAACAGACGCTGTTATCGAAGTAACAGATGAAAACGGCAACACAGTTCCCAAGCCCGTTAAGTTCATCTCAATCACAGAAAAGGGTCTTGCTTACGACCACGCTGCAGCAGTTAAGGCAGATGCAGAAGCTGCTATCGCTGCAATCAAGAAGGACGCTTAATCCAAGCACTCTTATAATTACCACAAGCCAGATGCACATATCTAAACAAGCATCTGGCTTGTTTTATAAGGAGACCCAGTATGTTGACCATCATTAGCATTATAAGTGTGGTGGTCGGGATTGTAGTGTGTATCTACCTCTGCACGAGAATCCGTAACGAGACCATCACACTTAATTCTTTAAAAAGAGAAAATGAAGCGTGCCGCACAAGTCTTGGCATCTATGAGAAATCATTAGAACTCAAGAAACAGGAGAAAGATAAACTTGATAAACAAATTTATGAAACCCAAGTAAAGCACAATTCATTATCCGAACAGTTGCGGGTGCTCGGAGAACAGTCAGCTCAGGCGACTGATTCCCTACAAAAACTCCGTGACAGCGTCAAAGAAACTTATGACCAGACCTCCGCATCATATCTTAAAATTCTTGAAATAGAATATGATAAAAAGGAAAAAGAGTACGATGACCTTTGCACCAAACTAAAATGTAATTATGATAATTTACAAGAGCAACTGATGCTTAAAAAAGAGCAGGTAGAAAAAGAAATTTCCTCTCTTAAACAATTAAGAGCCTCTATTGTCGAAGCTAATCGCAGAGAAAAGTCAATAGAAGATAATGTTGCTTTTTATTGTTTAACTTTTACTACCGAACAATTATCGGATATTAAGCATTTAAACATTATCAAGAAAGATTTGTTTAATCCTCGTGTACTTTCTATGTTAATATGGAAAGAGTATTATCAAAAGCCTTTAAAGACCCTTGCCGCAAATGTTTTAAACTCAACAGATGTGGTATGTGGTATTTATAAAATAACAAACCTTGAAACAAAGGAATGCTATATAGGGCAAAGTGTGGACGTGGCAAAGCGTATGGCTGACCACGTGAAGTGTGGACTCGGCATAGATACTCCGTCTGGAAATAAGTTATATGCTTCGATGCAAGAATTTGGTATCCAGAACTTCTCTTTTGAGCTGTTAGAACAGTGTGATAGGGAAGAACTAAACCAAAAAGAAAAGTTTTATATTTCTTTATATCAATCTTGTGAAAATGGATTTAATAGTAATAAAGGAATAAATTGACTTTTTTAAAAAATAATGATATAATAAATTATAAATCAATAAAAGGAGATTATAATTTATGGAAGATAATATGTTCAGTTATGAAGAAATCGTAAATTTAATCAAAGAAGATATTAAAAAGGAAAGTAGATTTTGCTATCAGGATTTAGTAGAATATACACATTCTGCTAATAGACAGCTTTTCATTGAAGAAATTGTTGGTGGTACGGGCGCTGCGGTTGATAGTATGATACGCTTTTGGAATGCAGAAGACGATAAGGCAGGTATTCCCGTAGAGGAAAGAAAGCCAATTAAGTTATATATTGACTCGCCTGGAGGTAGTCTTCTTGACACATTCACTATCATTGACTCAATGTCAATGTCCAAAACTCCCGTATGGACAATTTGTACTGGAACAGCATATAGCGGCGGCTTCTTTATTTTCATAGCGGGCTCCCGCAGAATTGCTTACCCGCACGCAAGTTTCCTTTTCCACGAAGGTTCAATTACTTCTGTAAGCGGTACAGCAAATCAGTTTGCTAATTATAGTAATTTCTACAAAAGACAACTTAAGATGCTTAAGGACATTACTCTTCAGTACACCAACATTACTGAAGAAAAGTATGCAGAAATTCAGAATGAAGATTTCTGGCTTTCCGCAAAAGAAGCTACAGAATTAGGCATCTGTGACGAGATTGCAAAGGAGTTTGTATGATGAGTAAAGTAAAAGTTTTTTTCAGTAAACTTTTTGGTAAGTCATCTAAAAAGGCTTGTAAGGGACGCTCAAAGTGGTACTACTGCAGTAGACAGAATTGCTCTTCTCGCTGCCCTGGACACTTCGACCCTGCAAATGAACCTGTCTGTCAGAGAAAAGATGGCTGGTACAAAAGAGGTTAATCCTCTTGCAAAATTATAAAAATTATGTTATAATTATAATATAAAGAAAATAAAAAATAATTCAAAAAGGAGAAACACAGAATGAGACAGAAACTTATTAACAAGGCACACGTAGAAGGAAGAGTTTACAGTACTGAAAACCTCAAACTTAAGACAGGCACTGATAAGGATAAGGCTACTTTTGGACAGAATTATTTTACAGGTTCTCTTGATGTAGCTATTGACGATGCTTGTATGAATGTAGTTACTATTTACTTTTCTTGTGTTAAGGAATTTACTAAGGACGGTAAGTCTAATAAGACATTTGGTGCTCTCAAAGCTATCAAGGAAGGTAATAAGACAGTTCTTGATGTAGGAGCAGAAACTGCAGTCCTTGTTGCTATTGACACTTCAATCGGTGTTAATGATTTCTATTCAGAAAATCCTCAGACAAAGGAACTTGAACTTGTTTCAGCAATGAGACTTGAAGGTGGATTTGCTTCAGTTGTAACAAAACTTAAGCCCGAGTCTGAAAGAAATAGTTTTGAAGTAGACGTTCTTCTCAATGGTACAAAGACAGTAGAAAAGAACGAAGAAAGAGGTATCAATGACGATTACCTTATGCTTAAGGGCGGAGTATTCAACTTCCGTAATCAGCTCTTCCCCGTATCTTTTGCAATGAAGAAACCTGCGGGAATTGCTTATTTTGAAAAGCTCGCTCCTTCACAGAGCAACCCTGTATTCACAAAGCTCTGGGGAACTATCAACCACTTCACAACAATTAAGACAAGAGAAGAAGAAACTGCTTTCGGCGACTCTGTTGTTAAGGAATACAAGAACACAGTTCGTGAATGGGTAATTGAAAACGCAGCTAAAGAACCTTATGAATTCGGAAATGCGGAAACAGGTATTACAACAGAGGATATTCAGAAACTCGTCGCAGATAGAGAAGTTTATCTTGCAGAAGTTAAGAAATCATCTGAAGAATACAGAGCTAATAAGGCGGCAGGCACAACTGCTTCAGCAGCTCCTACTCCTACTCCTACAGCGGCTCCCGCAGCAGGTGGCTTCGTATTTTAATTAAATAAAAAATAACAGAGTTCTTCACAGAACTCTGTTATTTAGATAGTAAAGGAGAAAAGTATGGCTATAGATATTCTTAACATCGAACCACACAAAGTATCCAGATCGTTGAGAGGATACTCAGTGTTCATGTACGGGGGCTGGAAAACGGGAAAGACAACGACAGCATGCAAATTTGAAAAACCTTTACTTGTTGCCGCGGAAAAAGGATATAATGCTATCCCCGGCGTACTTGCCGCACCTGTCAATAGTTGGTCTGAGTTCAGACAGATACTCAATCAGCTTACCGATGAAAAAGTAAAAGAAAAATACTATAATATTATCTTGGATACAGCCGATATTCTTTATGATTACTGTACCAAGTATGTATGTAATAATAATGACGCGGACACCATCTCTGACATCCCGTTCGGGAAGGGCTACGGCCTGGTCGAAAAGGAATTCGACGAAGCACTCCGCAAGATTGTCCAGTTGGGTTATGGTCTTGTAATCATTTCTCACGAAACAGATAAGACTTTTACAAACGAAACAGGACAGCAATTCAATAAAATTGTTCCTACTCTTGACAAGAGAGCAAATAATATCATTGCAAGAATGGCAGATATTATTATGTATACTCGTTCTGTTGCAGGGGAAAATGGAGAAGAAAAAGTTATGGCTTTCTGTAGAGGTACTTCAAGATTTGAAGCAGGTTCTCGCTTTAAGTATTTCCCCAGCTTCTTTGAACTTTCTTACAAGAACCTTGTAAATGCTATTGGAGAAGCAATAGACAAGCAGGAGTCAGAAGAAGGAACAGAGTTCTTTACTAACGAAGTACAGAACGCTTATGCTGATACAAGTACCCAGATAGACTTTGATGAACTTATGGAAAGATTTGGTCAGATTGTAAGTTCTATCCCTGGAGCTACTGACGTTGATATGGAAACAGAAGACGGCAAGAAGTTTGCTGAACATTGGCAACCTCGTATTCAGCAGATTGTTGAAAAATATCTCGGTAAGGGTAAGAAAATCAGAGACGCTGGTAGAGACCAGGCTGAAGCAGTTAGCCTTATCGTATTCGATATGGAACAAATAGTTAAGGATTTAAAACCTAACTCATAGTATTGTCTTAAGTGAGGGTTATCGCAAGGTAATCCTCACTTGACTTTTTATAAAAAATATGTTATAATATATATAGATAGATTTAAAAATAAAGATAGAAAAGGGGTTTAGGCTTTGAAACAACATATAGTAAAATGTAAATGTTGCGGCGAGTCCTTTGACTTAAATCAGGTGCAAGGAGTGCGGGTAGGCAAAACTCGCTACGGTCATGCTTCCTGTTACCCAGATTCTAAAGACTTTGTCCCGATGGGCGAACCAACAGCGAAGCCCGCAGAAGATAAAGAACTTACTCAATTAAAAGCATATATTAGTCAAGTTTATGGCGACAAAGTAAATTGGAAATTGGTTACCAAACAAATAAAAGATTTCAAGCAAAAGAATGGATATAGTTATTCTGGTATGCTTAAATCACTTACTTACTTTTATGATGTCAAGAAAAATTCTACTGAAAAAAGTAACGGTGGAATAGGAATAATAGAATATGTTTACAATGAAGCATATAATTATTATTTAGCTCTATTTATCGCAAAAAATCAAAATACAAACATTTCAAAAGAAAAATTCTTGAATAATCAAAAAGAAATTGAGATTTCTTCTGTTCCAAGAAGAAATAAAAAAATTAAACTATTAAGTATGGATTGGGATGAGGACTAACTATGAAGTCAAAATATGTTGACACTACTGCGGCAGTAAATGTTATTGCTGGGGTATATAATAATACCGAACTGTTAGAAAATGAAAAATACAAATTCTATGAAGAATTGTTTACAGAAGATATACATAAGATTTTATTTAATTCAATCTACAACTTACACGCTCTTGGAGCAAAAGAAATATCAATCAAAACAATAGAAGATTACTTGGAAACAAAGCCGAAAAAGTTAGCAATTTACAAAACTTATAATGGTGCGGACTTGCTGCTTGAATATAAAGAAAAATTTAAGGAAAATACTTTTGATTATTATTATGGAAGATTGACTAAATTTTGTCTATTAAGAGAGTACGATAAAATAGGAATAGATTGTAAACAAATCTATGATGTTGATAATATCTTTGATAGTAGATTAAGAGAAAAACAAGACGAATGGCTTGATAATGCTTCTCTTGCAGATATAACATTCAAGATTGAAAATTTAATAGAAGAAGTCAAAATGAAATATTCAGAATGTGTGGAAGATAACTCTTGTCATATTTCTGAAGGAATTGATGAATTGATTGAGTCTTTGGCTACTAAACCAGACTTCGGCTATCCACTTTATGGCGACTACATTAACACTATTACCCGCGGAGCCCGCCTTGGAAAACTATATCTCAGGTCTGCGGCTACTGGCTTGGGTAAAACAAGAATGATGATAGCCGATGCTTGTAATTTCGGGTGCTCAGAAATGTATGACCCGGTACAGAAACAGTGGGTTAGTCTTGGACCCGTTCAGCCGACATTATTTATAAGTACAGAACAAACAGTAGCAGAAATCCAGACAGCATCTTTAGCTTTCTTAAGTGGTGTTGATGAAGGACATATAGTAACTAATGGTTACGAGGACGGCGAAAGAGAGAGGGTCTTAAAGGCCGCTGAGATACTGAAGAACGGACGCATTATCTTTGAGTCTATGCCAGACTTCTCATTAGCTGACATAGAGGCCACTATTAAGCGTGCTATCCGCAATCATAATGTTTTACATATTTGTTATGACTATATTCATACAAGTATTAAAATCTTGGAAGAAATTACTAAAATGAGTGGCGGCGTCCGCTTAAGAGAAGACCAAATCCTTTACATGCTTGGTGTTCGTTTAAAAGACTTAGCAGTTAAGTATGATGTATTCATTATAACAGCAACACAGTTGAATGGAGATTACAGAGAGGCTGAGGTCTATGACCAGAACTTACTTCGTGGTGCGAAAAACTTGGGAGATAAAATAGACTTCGGGGGCATTCTTCTTGAAGCATCTGCAAAAGATAAAGAATGTCTTGCTCAAACTTGTAGTATCCTTGGGATAGATGCAGGGGATATAAATAATAAATTGGCAATTTATAAGAACAGAGGTAATAAACATAGAGGAATTCTTGCTTGGATTGCCGCAGATAAAGGCACTTGCCGCTATGATATTAAATTCTGTACCGATTATAGTTATAGATTAGTAGAAATACCCAATATCAAAATTAAAGTAAAAGAAGAAGGAGCATTTGATAAAATAAGGGAGCGTTTCTAATATGATAGATATAACAAAAATTAAAAAGGAGTTAAGTTTAGACGAAGTAGAATTTATTTTAAATTACTTTGGCGGAGAACCTTCCAGAGTGAAGTCTAACATTCTTATCAGTAGAACAATAGACCATAACCCAAGGGGAGAGGGTTCCCGCAAGTTATATTTTTACAACAATGTTGAGGGAGGCTTATTCAAAAGTTACACTGGCGACGAGGTTGGTACTTTTGATATATTTGAGTTAATTATCAAAATATATAAAATACAAAAGAATAAAGATATAGAACTTCCGCAGGCAGTAAAAATTGTTTGTAGTCTACTTAACAAAACTTATGAAGATGATGACACTCTTGATTTTGATGAAAATGCTTTAGCAGAAGACATTAAAGTATTTGAGAAATACAAGAAAATTGAAGAGAAAGCACATCAAGAGCGAAAGCTTGAATACAAAGTATATGATGCTACAATTTTAAGTAGGCTCCCGCAGCCCCGCTTGGAGATATGGGAAAAGGAAGATATATCTTACGAAACAATTAAAGATGCAAATATTCGATTTAATCCACAAACTCAATCTATTGTTATTCCTTTTTATGACGAAAATAATAACTTAATAGGAATTAGAGAAAGAACAATAGTAAAAGAGTATGAAGATAAATATGGTAAATACCGACCAAGCTGTATCAATGGTCAGTTATACAACCATCCACTTGGTTTATCTATCTATGGACTAAACAAAAGTAAAGATAATATTCAGCGTTGGCGGAAAGCAATTATATTTGAGTCAGAAAAAAGTGTACTTAAGTATAGGTCTTTATTCGGAACCTCGAATGATATTTCCGTTGCGGTGTGCGGAAGCTCCTTATCTATGCAGCAAGTTTGCAAGTTAATTCAGCACGGAGCTGAAGAACTAATAGTTGCTTTTGATAGGGACTATGAAGAAAAAGGCGATGCTACTTTTAAAAAGCAAGTTAATAATTTAACTAATATACATTTAAAATATAGTCCAAAAATAAATGTTACTTTTCTTTGGGATAATTTGAATTTACTTTCTCCACACGACTCTCCCATTGATAAAGGCAAAGATATATTTTTACAGTTATATTATAATAGAATTCAATTATAGGAGGAAATATGAAAGTAATTCAAAACAAGTCTTATGATAACAGCTTGTTTCTCTCGATAAAAGAACAAGTCTGTTTAAGTCGAGGAATGAAGTATGCTGATGTAAAGACTTATCTTAACAATGAAATAGATTGCACTCACTCACCCACGCTATTAGGAGTTGATAAGTTGCGGGAGGCCGCTAAAAAGATTATGACTGCGGTATCGTTTGATCAACCAGCATTTGTTATCGTTGACTCAGACTGTGATGGTTTCACCAGCGCCGCACTTCTTATCAATTATCTCTATTGTGCTTTTCCTTCGTGGGTTAACAGACGATTAACTTATGGTTTTCATAAAGGTAAGGCTCACGGCATTGATGAATTTGTTGACGAGTTAGATAACTCAAACATCAAGCTATTGCTCGTACCCGATGCGGGTAGTAATGATAATGATAGTATAAATAGACTACATTCAAAAATGGATATTATTATTTTAGACCATCATATTATTGAAGGAGGTTCAAGTAATCCAAATGCTACTATTATTAACAGTCAGTATTCTTATCCCAACCCTGAGCTTAGTGGAGTGGGAGTGGTGTATAAATTTTGTCAGTTTATGGACAAATTGCTTGAAACTTCATATGCTGAAGAATTTAAAGATTTAGTTGCGATTGGTCTTACAGGAGATATGCAAAGTATGCTTTCTCTTGAAACAAAACAACTTATATTTGAAGGATTAAAACTTTCTAATTTGAGAAATCCTTTTATTCGTGGTATGGCAGAAAAGAATGATTATTCTCTTCAAAAGTCAGACTACAAGCCGTCTGGTAATTATGGCTTAAAAATTTCACCCATTGGTAGTGCATTCTTTATTATTCCTTTTATTAACGCTATGTGCCGTAGTGGAACTCAAGAAGAAAAGGAACTAATATTTAAATCAATGCTTAATCATTGTGCCGATGAATTTATCCCTTCAAACAAAAGAGGACATAAAGAGGGCGAAGAAGAAACACTTTTAAGTCAGGCTTTAAGATGCTGTACTAATGTTAAGAATAGACAAACAAGAGCAGAAGAAGCGGGAATGGCTCATTTACAGACACAGATTGAAAGTAAACTTGAAGATAAAGTATTCGTGTTCTATGATGATATAGATTGTATTCAAAAAGAAATCTATGGATTAGTTTGTAATAAGCTGGCTTCCGCGTATCAAAGACCCGTATGTATTGTTAGTAAGTGTGCGGACGGCACCTATGCCGGGTCAATGAGAGGATATACCAAGACAGGTATTCAAAGTTTCAAGACTATTGCGGAAAGCTCTAAGGCTTGTGAATGGTGTCGGGGGCATGGTAACGCGTCTGGGATATGTCTAAATGACCCAGAACAATTCATCAAAGATATGAATGAAACTCTTAAAGATATAAGTTCCGATGTTGTTTACTATGTTGATTATGTTTTTTCAGGTGGGGATATTGACTCACAGATTGTTTATGAATTAGCAGAAATGATTGAATTCATAGGAACAGATTTTGAAAGACCTCAAATTCATATTAAGGGGTTAAAGGTTAATAGCAATAACCTAAGAGTAATGGCAAATGGCGTAATAAAGATTAGTACACCTACTGTTGATATTATCAAATTTGGAACAACAGAAGAACAAATAGAAGAATTACAGTCTGGAATTACTATTAATTTAGTAGGTACTTGTAATTTAAATGAATGGAATTTTGAAATCAATCCACAAGTTACTATGATAGCATATGAAAAAGCAAAAGAATGGAATTTTTAAAGGAGATGTTATAAATGGAATTTACTAAAAATCAGGCAAAAGCATTAGATATATGTATTCAAAGATTTCGTGAAGGGAAAAAGTACACTACAATTTCTGGATATGCGGGCTCCGGTAAAACCACAATACTCAGGTATATTATTGAAGCTCTGGGACAGTTAGGTGTTAACCCATATATGGATGTGGCTTACTGTGCCTATACTGGCAAAGCCGCACAGGTATTAAAAAACAAGGGCTGTTATAATGCTCAGACAGCCCACAGATTACTCTACGACTCGGTACCACTCCATAATGGTGGTTTTAAACATATTCCAAAAAAAATACTTCCTTATAAAGTAATAGTAGTTGATGAATGTTCAATGTTACCTAACTCAATGTTAAAGATTTTGCTCAGTCACAATGTCTATGTTATCTTCTCTGGTGACCCAGGTCAGTTACCTCCTATCAACCCCAAAGAGGCTAATACCTTGCTTGCCGCACCCCATATATTTTTAGACGAAATTACTCGTCAGGCTTTAGATAGTGGTATTATTAGATTAAGTATGCTCATTAGAGAAGGACAATCTTTTAATAACTTTGAGTCTAATGATGCAAAAATATTTTCAAAAAATGAATTTGTAACAGGGCATCTTGAATGGGCCGACCAAATCCTTTGTGCTACTAATAACACAAGAATATCAATCAATAATGAATGTAGAAGATTAAGGGGTTATACAAAGCCTATTGAAGAGGGTGAAAAGATTGTTTGTCTTTCAAACCACTGGGATGTTGTCAATAGCCAAGGTTATGCCCTGACAAACGGTTGTATTGGAACTTTATCAAATATCTTTGATAGTCGTGTTGCTTATCCTTTTTATATGGGCGTTCCCAACAATAGAATAGATACTGTTATAGGTAACTTTACCACAGAATTTGGAGAAGAATTCGGTTCTCTTGAAATGGAAAGATTTTGTATTGAAAATGGTACTTCTGAAATTGCTCCTGAGTTAAAGTATAAAATTTGCGGCAACCCCAAGTATAGAGACTCTTACCCCCTTGATTTTACTTATGCCTATGCTATGACTTGTCATCGAGCTCAGGGTAGTCAGTGGGATAATGTTCTTGTTATTGAAGAGAACTTCCCATTCTCTAAGGAAGACCATATCAAGTGGCTTTATACTGCTTGTACTCGTCCTTCTTCAAAACTTGTCCTTATTCGTAAGTAATATTGTAGTATACTCTGCCCGCATCAACATTCTTTGGTTCTTTCTGATGTTTCAGAAAGAACAGCCCCCCAAATGCTACATTGTATATGAAAAAAGGGGCTTGTAAATTACAC